TTTCATGACATCATGTAAATTATTATTACCCAGCAAACAGGAAAGATTAAATGATTTAAAATCTGTTTGTCCTAATTGTTTGTTATATAATAACATGGGAGAATACTATGCTTTAGATACAACTTTTGAACCAAATAAATTGTATTTGATTTCTTTTTCACAAGGCGAATATTTAAAGACAAGTAATGCATTTCATATAAGACCAAATTTAATTGAAATAAAACAAGTAAAATGAAAAAATTACTATTCGCATTAATGTTAATCCCTTCTTTATCATTTGGACAATGTGTAAGAGTTGATTCTGTTTGGTGTAACAAAAAAGTTAAACAAATAGGCACCAGAAGTGTTCTTTTAGGTGTAAAACAAATAACTGAAGAAATATTATCAGAAAAATATAAACTTTGTGATTCTAATGCAATTTCGGTTAAAATAGAAATATATAAAATAGGTATGCCTTCAAGCAATTTTAAAATAGCAGGCGCCGGAGAAGCCAAACAAACCACACAAGTTTACACTAGAATGTATTTTGGCGATAAAGTTGTAGAAGGATTAGGTGAATCTGAAACTAAAGCAGGTTACATACTTATTGAATTAAACGACGATAAAATACCATTTAGTAATACAACAATAGGTAATGCATTAAAGAAATCAATACTCGACGCTTCCGGAAAATTATAATATTTATAACAAACAAAAACAAAACAGATTATGAACTTTAAACAATGGATTATTGATCTTTTCAAAGATGAAAGAGGATCAACATCAGTAAAACCAGTAGTGGCCGTGATTGGCACTTTATTTCTTTGCGTAACTATGACATTAAATAGTTACACTCATGAAGAATTTAAACCAGCTCCAGAACTAGTAAACGCTGTGTTAGTTATAACAGCAATTGGTATGGGTGCTGATACTTTAGACAAATTCACAAAGAAATCAGATTCATCAACACCTGCAGCTCCAGCTCCAGAAGAAAAACCATCAGAAGAAGCATAAAATAAAATAAAAATATGGATTTAAGTAAACTAAAAGGACACGTTCCTGATTCGGTTATTGAAATGTTACCGGATACAATTGAAAAATTTGAATTAAACACATCTTTACGCTTAGCACACTTTTTAGCTCAAGCAGGTCATGAATCGGGTGGTTTTAAATTTGTACAAGAAAATTTAAATTACGGAGCTAAAGGCTTACGTAGCATTTTTGGAAAATATTTTCCTGATGACGCTAAAGCAGCTTTATATGAGCGTAAACCTGAAAAAATAGCTAACCTAATTTATGGTAATCGCATGGGTAATGGTTCTGAAGCATCAGGTGAGGGTTGGAAATTTCACGGTCGTGGATATATTCAATTAACTGGTAAAGAAAATTATGCTGCTTTTAGTAAAGAAATAAATGAAGATTGCGTTGCTAATCCAGATTTAGTTGCAACTAAATATCCTTTAGCTTCTGCTGCTTGGTTTTTTCATAAAAATGGATTACACAAAATAGCAGATGAAGGTGCTAACGAAGCAACAGTTACTAAAGTTACTAAAAAAGTAAATGGTGGTGTTTTAGGCCTAGCCGACAGATTAAAACATTTTAATGAATACTATTCTTTAATAAAATAATAAATAAGGAGCGCCAAAAAGCGCTCCTTTTACATATTTATTATCGACTAAAATAACAAAATACGATGATAAATATTACATACATTTATTTGGTTGAAAATTGTTTTGATAATCCTAATAAAGTCTATATAGGAAAAACAAAAAATAAGTATAAGCGAAAATCAATACATAAAAAAACCTATGGTAAAAATATTGATTATACTATTATAGATCAAATAGATTCATTAAACCATAAAGATTGGAAACCTATTGAAACTATGTGGATTCAAAGTTTTATCAGTTGGGGATTTGATGTTCAAAATATCAAAAAAGAAGGAGGAAGTGGTAGTAGCGAATGGACTAAAGAACAAAAATATAAACAAAAACAAATTTTTAAAAATAGGAATATTACTTGGAAAACAACAGGATCAAAAGGATATAAATGGACAGAAGAACAAAAAAATAATAGAAAAGGAAAAGGAATAGGACCTAATCCTTTAATTTCTCTAAAAAAGAAAAATCATCCTAGTAGATCTAAACCAGTATTACAATATGATTTAAAAGGTAATTTTATTAAAGAGTGGAAAAGTTGTGCTGAAGCTGGTAGGGTTTTATTTAATGGTAAAAGTCAATGTATTCAAGATTGTGCCGCTGGTAGACAAAAAATAGGATATAAATTTATTTGGAAATATACAAATTATTAAAATAAAAAATTATGAAATACGTTTTATTATTTATATTATTTTTAGTTACATTTTCTTCATGTGTAATGGTAGAACCTCCACATATGCAACCTAATGTATATTATGGTGTATCTTATTATCCTAGACCATATTACACACATCATGTTCGTCATTATTATAATTGCCAACACAATTACTATAATCACAGACATTAACAGAAAATCGCGATAAATTTAATCTCTCGCGCGAGAAATGCAATCTCTCGCAAAAAAACAAAAAAGAACGTGGCTACCGCAAGGTAGCTTCGTACATTTACGTATAATAAAAAATAAAACATGGATACAGTAAAATTAAGATTAGTAATTCAAAACCATTTAAATGATGCCATGGTTGAAATATCTAATAATCCACAAAGAGCACAAATGCGCCTTTTGTTTGTAAAATCACTTATACACAAATTTCATGATACTTCAATCGAAATTTCAGAAACAGAATTAGATGAAATTTGGGCTGAGGTAAACTAAATTTGGTTACCTAAGAAACGGGTCGTATATTTACGTAAATAAAAAATAAAGGTTATATGCTTAAAACAGAAAAAAGACGCGGTCGTCCATCATTAAAAAATCAAAATATGCAATTAAACGAACCAAAACGTAGAGGTCGTCCTGCTACTAAATTATTTGTTAGTACATTCAATCCAGATGAAGTAAAACTATTCAGAGGTAGTGATTTAAGATTTAGTGATGCTTTGTTTCAACCTATGAAAACAAACCGTGAAATAGATACTATATTATCTACAGATGGTGGTTTAATGCCTGGTACAAATATGGTATTAGTAGGTGGACCTGGTTCAGGTAAATCAACTGTTGCCTTAGATATGTTAGCTGATTTTACAAATCAAGGTTATAAATGTTTGTTTGTTTCAGCTGAAATGGATGAAATCGCTCATTACAAATATTGTAAGCGTATGCCTAAATTTCAAAATGTACAAACATTGTTTTTGAAAAATTATGCTGAAAATATCAAAGAAACAATTGAACATGTTTTCAATCAAGGTTATGATGTTATAGCAATCGATTCAATTGCTGAAGTAATTGAAATGTATAAAGATGCTTATCGTACAACTGAATCTGCTGCCGAATTTTGGTTTTTAAATTTACAAGATCAACATAAAAAAGGTGGTAACGAAAACAGTTATTATACTACATTTATCAACATTCAACAAGTTACTAAAGCAGGTGATTTTGCCGGTAGTAATAGGTTAAAACACATGACTGATGCTATGTGTCACGTAGAGCGTAATAAAGATGGTTTACAACGTAGCCTATATTTTAGTAAAAATCGTGATTGTGATAAGGATTTTAAAGTATTTTTTAGTATATTCCAGGATTCAGTTCATTATTCATATGAAACAACTAACGATTAATTATGGCTTATAACAGTATATTAGATGGTTTTGTCTCTTCATCAAAGGAAGTAATTGATTTTGAAATCAGTAAATTGCAACCTTTAAAATACAATCGTTTCTTTTGGTGGAGAAATTATACTACTAAAACAAAACCATTACACAAATATCAACCTTTGATTAATAAAATCAAAAATGGAGATTTTGATCCATCACCATATCGTTGGATGGCGCAAAAAGCCATTTTAGAGGCCCAAAACAAAATAGACCTCACTAAAGACGACCACCAAAAACAATCCGAAATAGCAGCAATGGATATAGCCCGTTATCGCAGATTAATGGTTGATTTTGAAAAGGACGAAACAGAACGTTTAAAGCTATTATACAATGATTTTAGATTATCCTTTAGATTAGATGAAGAAACAGTACAAGATGAAATGTTTAATTTTGATGGTACACTAGAAGAATTTTATCACTATATTAGAAAAAAATATAGGGAAAATAATAGAGTACTTGGAGATTTTAGTTAATTTAATTATATTTATTGATACAACATAGGTTATGAATAAAAAAATAAAAGTTTCACATGAAGTTCCTTTTGATTTATTGGATATAAGTGCTGAGTTCAATGATTACGATTATTGTTTACCTCATTTATTAGACGAAAGTGAACAATATTTAGAATATTTTAAATGGGCTAAAGCAAATGGTCGTTATATTATAATGGATAATTCACTTCATGAATTAGGTACCGCTTATAATACAGATCGTTTATTATATTGGGTAAATGAGTTAAAACCAAACGAATTCATTATTCCAGATGTTTGGGAAAATAAAACTCAATCAATCATTAATGCTAGAAAATGGGCTAGTATTCAATTACCTGAAGAAATAACTAAAGTAGCTGTTGTACAATTTAATTTTATAACAGATGCTACTGAATGTTACCAAACATATAAAGATCTAGGTTATAAAAAGATAGCATTTTCATATGGTGCTTCTTGCTATAACCTAATTTCATCTCATCCAAATAAAGATATGGGTAAAGCATTAGGTAGAATTGAATTAATATCTAAACTTTATAAAAATAGAATAATATCATCAACCGACAGAGTACATTTATTAGGATGTGCTGTACCACAAGAATTTGGTTGGTATGATGATATGCCTTTTATTGAAAGTATTGATACATCAAATCCAATTATGGCTGCTTTAGAAGGTACAGCTTATAATTTTGGTTTAAATACTAAACCTAAAATCAATATGAATCAAGCTCAAACTTGGCCTATTGATGAAATTAATTTAGATTTGGTATATCACAATGTTGATGTTTTTAGATTAATAAACAACTTAAATTAAATATAATATGACAGAATTTATTTCACTTTACGATTATTTAGGAAAACCAGCAGGATCTGCTCTAGGTAAAAAAGTCTACCAGTTTTCACAAATTATAGGGGCTAAAACTAGTTGCAAAAGGATATCCTATTCACCATACAGAGATGGTATTATTATGACCTATGAAAAGAGCACATTGCAAAAATATTTCGAGGTTGAATCCTTGTTTAAATCATAATTAAATTAAATATAATATGACAAAATTAGATGATATAGTTTTAAAAACTAAAAAACCACAAGGCAATATTAATCCTGTATTTGAAGAAGAATTAGTAAAAGTATTACAACAAATTTGGGATAACCGATTTAATGTCAGTCATTCTATGTTAAAAATACTTAAACACGTTGCAAATAAAAAATCTTAATATGAAAAAACAAGTAGTAATATCATTATCAGGGGGTATGGATTCAAGTACTCTACTCCTACATTACCTATCATCCGGTTACCAATGTACTTGTATCTCATTTGATTATGGTCAAAAACATAAAGTTGAATTAGAGCGAGCAACTGAATTAGTACACTATATAAACAGTAATATATCAAACAATGTTAAACATCAGATTATCAAATTAGATGGTTTAGCTCAATTATTAAATTCATCATTGGTAGAAGGTGGAGAAGATGTTCCTGAAGGTCACTATGCTGAAGAAAACATGAAAGCAACTGTAGTACCAAATCGCAATAAAATATTTGGTAGTATTGCTCAAGCAATAGCATTATCTATTGCTACTCAAACAAATAATGAATGTAAAATTGCTTTAGGTATTCATGCTGGAGACCATAGTATTTATCCTGATTGTAGACAAGAGTTTAGAGATGCTGACTATAAAGCATTTTTGTTAGGAAATTGGGATTCACATTTAGTAACATACGATGCTCCATTTTTACAAGTTGATAAATTTGATATTTTAAAACATGGATTAGAATGTTGTGAGCAATTAGGTTTAGATTTTGATGAAGTATATAAACGTACTAACACAAGTTATAAACCAATTTTAATTGAAACTAAAGCATCTTTAGGAACAATAGAATTTGAGCATGGTGGGATAATCCATAAACTCCCACAAGAAGCAACAGTATACAGTGAATGGTACTCTGATTATAAATCAGCATCATCTGTAGAACGAATAGAGGCATTTATTAAGTTAGGACGTCCTGATCCTGTAGCATATGCTGATGAAACTGGTCCTGTATCTTGGGAAGTAGCTAAAGCTCATGTTGAACATATTTTATCAAATCATTTGGCTATTAAAAACTAATATTGTATATTTACCGGTATGAGAAGAAGAAGAGATTTAGAAACTGAACCTTTTTATGTTGTGTTGAATCAACAAGGAGAAGTATTTATAGGACTAAAACAAGGTAGACCTGTATATTCACCTAATTGGAGTGAAGCAAAACCCCTAAATAGCAGCAATACAACAATGCTTAAATACCTTAATCAAAAAATTGAATTAATTAAAGAAGAAGAATTTATATGATTTTGGTGTGATCCTTGATTTTAATAATATGTATAACCATGGAATATACTAAAATATATTATTTACACAATGGTGATAACATACCTTTTTATATAGGGAAAACAAATGGAAATCTTATAGGTAGATTATCTGGTCACAAAATAAGATTAAAAACTAATTTTTTAAAAATAGAGTTGATAGATGAAGTTTATGTTAATGAATGGAAATTCTGGGAATCGTGGTATATTGAATTATTTAAATCATGGGGGTTTAAGTTAGAAAATAAAAATAAAGGAGGGGGTGGTTTGGAATACCATTCTTATTTAACCAAAATTAAAATAAGTAAATCTAAAATAGGAAAACCTAATCCTTTCAAAGGTATATCTAAATCAAAAGAATTTGGAGATATGATAAAAAATCATCCAACACGTGGTAAAAAAATAAGCGAATCTAATATGGGTAAAATCCATTCTAATAGAGGAAAACCATTTACTGAAGAACACAAACAGAAAATTAAATTAACTAGAGATTTTTTAAAAAATAGAAAAAATACATGGCAAAACACTCCAGTAATCCAATATGATCTTCAAGGTAATTTTATAAAAGAATGGAATTCGCAAAAAGAAGCATCTATTTTTTTAAAAACTAAAGGTGATGGGGTTGGAGCCTGTTGTAGAGGAAAACAAAAATCTGCTTATGGGTTTATTTGGAAATTTAAAACAAATTAATTATATTTAAAATAAAAAATTATGAGACAATTATTCTTTTTTCATGCTTCATGGTGTCAACCGTGTAAAGCCTTTAGTCCTATAATGGACCAAATTTCAAAACAAATCCCCGTGAAAAAAATCAACATCGATTACGAACCCGATGTAAACGGTAGATTTAATGTATCTAGTATTCCTACTGTAATACTTGTGGAAAATGAACGAGAAGTTCGTAGATTTGTAGGTGTTAAATCTTACAATGAAGTAATGGATTTTATAAAAGGTTAAAATATGGGAAGATACATTTCAACAAAAACATTCGACAATTACTCTGTAGCCATCAGACAATGGAAAGCACAACACTCACACTGTCAGCTACTCCACGGTTATGGAATTTATTTTAAAGTATGGTTTGCCTCAAATGAACCAATGGAAGAAAATCAACTAGACGATATGAATTGGATTGTTGATTTCGGTGGCTTTAAAGCACCACCTAAAGGCAATGGTTTAAAAGACTGGATGGACTATATGTGGGATCATACCTTACTAATTGAAAAAGACGATCCGTACCTTGATTTCTTCAAATCAGCCGAAATGGAAGGTTTATGCCATGTTCGAGTAATGGATAAAATGGGATGTGAAAGTCTAGCTAAATTAGTTTATGACAAATTCAACGATGTATTATCTAAAACAGATGCTGGTCGTTGTAAAGTAATCAAAGTAGAATGCTTTGAACATGGAAAAAATTCATCAATTTATCAAGAAAATTAAAATAATATGTGTGTAGTATCAATGGTCGGAGACCACTATAGTGACAAATGGAAACAACCTCAATGGAATGGAACTATAAGTAATGTAACTTATAATCCTTCTCAAGTATCAAAAGAAGATTTTGACGCTTTAAAGAAAGACGTAGAAGAAATGAAAAAACTTCTTGAACGCGCTCTTGATTATGATAAACGTAACAACGAACCTAACTGTGAAATGGAAGAAAAAGTAGCATTACTTAAAAAAGTAGCAGAATTGGTTGGTGTTAGCTTAGAAGATATATTTCCTAAACAATAAAAATAAAATAAAATGAAGACAATTCTCAGTAATGGAGTTTACTCAAGAGTAGACAATGAAGTGGCTGACCGTGAAGTATCATTCGGTCGAGCTAAATTTGCACCTAAATCCGAATGGAAGAAAAATGTTCGTGATATTAAACCAGAAGAAGTAGTTGTAGCCGAAGAAAAAGGTGAAAAAACTAAATCTAGAAAAGCTGAAAAAGCTCGTAAATTAAAAGCTAAACAAAGACAATAATATGGAAGCTAATATTTCAAAACAAATTATTATGTGCGAGCGTTGTAAAGGCGAAGGTCAAGAATATAAACGTACTTCTCATTATGATAGCGAATATGTTATTTGTGAAGCCTGTAACGGTTCAGGTAGATTAGTTAAAGAAACAACCGTTAAATATTATCCATTTAAAAACAACAATAATGAGTAAAATAGATCCAAACAAACTACTTATCAGTAGCGACTTCTACTCAGTACAAGGAGAAGGTATTAGTACAGGTATCCCATCTTACTTTATCAGATTAGGTTTATGTAATTTAACTTGTGGTATGAGCAATAAATTCCTCAACCAACTTGTTAAAGACAAAAAACTAGAAGACGGAGAAATATTTGTAGGTGATCTACAAGCAGAAGGTAAAGCAACTTGGACTTGCGATTCTACATCACAATGGGCCTGGAGAGGTGAAGATAAAGATTTTCAATATTTGATTAATCAGTGGAAAGAACAAGGTATCTATGACGATATTTTAAATGGTACAATTCATATTATTTGGACAGGTGGTGAACCTACAATTAAAGGACATCAAGAAGCTATTGTAAATTTTATTCAATATATGTGGGAATGTGATTCATATAATTATACCCCATTTCATGAAATAGAAACAAATGGAACAAACTATATTGAAGATGAACTTTTAAAGTCATTAGACCAAATTAACTGCTCCCCAAAATTATCAAATTCAGGTTTATCAGCTAAACAGCGTATTAATCCAGAGGCTATTAAACGTATAATGCAACATTCTAATTATCAATTTAAATTCGTAATTTCCAATGAAGAAGATGTACAAGAAATATTCCGTGACTTTATCATACCATTTAGCATACCTCTTGCCAACGTGGTTTGTATGCCAGGATTAGATGATGCTGCTAATTTTGAAGAACGAACTCGATTTGTTTTGGAGCTTGCCAAAAAATATCGCTTCCGCGGTCTTACACGACTGCATATAGCTGCATGGAACAAAACATTAAACGTATAGTTATGATACTTCAGAACCGAAAAGCATATTACAATTACCATATACTTGAAGAGTATATAGCAGGAATAATGCTAGTTGGTTCTGAAGTTAAATCTATTCGTAACCATGATATTAATTTTAAAGATAGTTATATTTATATCAACAACAATGAAGTATTTGTTAAACAAATGTTTATAGGAAAATATAAACAAGCGGTACATACTAATCATGAAGAAGTTAGAGATAGAAAATTATTGTTAACTAGAAAACAAATACGAAACATTCAAAAACAGCTTCAAGTAACAGGTATTACATCTGTACCTTTAGAAATATTTGAAATGAGTGGTAAATTTAAAATTAAAATAGCAATAGCTAAAGGTAAAAAATTATATGATAAACGTGATGTTATCAAAGAAAAAGATATCAAATTACAAACCCAAAGAGAACTTATAAAATAATTATCTATCATCATGGATACAAAACCTTATATTTTTAATATTGAATATCAGAACGGACTTCGTATTTCATGTCATGACATAATTAATCCTGATACTGAATTTTGGATTCGTGTTTATATTAAAGCTCAAAATAGAAATAAAAAATTAATTTGGGAATCTAATAACTCAGGAGGAGCTATTGTAGATGAAATTATTATGAATAATGAATCATTTAATATTCCTTTTTTAGAAACATCTATAAAAAATCATCATTTTACAGATTTCTTTTATAAAGGATTTGTTTCATATAATATTGAAATTACTAAACGTTATACTGAAGAAATAATATATTCTGAATCATTTGATTGTCGTTATAAATTAGTTAATTTTACTTTACATAGTAATGATATTAAAGAATTACATACTTGGATGTGTGCTATTAAAAAGTTTAAAGATGAAACTAATTGTGAAATATCAATAATAAATGATTGGATATGGGAAAACAAAGAATATGATTTTGTAGACGCTTATTATCGTTTTAAAGATAATTTTAACCAATATTATGCTGGTTATGTTATAGGACGATTTGGTGATGAAAACGCTCCTGATTTTTATAGAAATCCGGATGGGTTAAAAAACAAAACATCATTAGACATTATTGAAGATATTTTATACCATTTTACTAAGAAATTATGAATAATGTTTTAATGATAATGAATGCTCGAAACATAGCCCCTTTTAAGGAATGTGTTGATAAATTAAACATTAATAAAGTTTGGTTTAAAGGTTATACTGAATTTGAACTAAATACACATATTAACAAATTTATTCAGGAAACAAGTTATGATAATTATTTTTTAGCACCTGATGATTTATTAATTAAAAAACATCATTTTGAATTGTTAGAAAGAAAATTACAACATCATGATATAGTTACTGGTTGGGGTGTTTGGAGACAAAATTATAATTGGACTACAATTTATAAAAAAGATAAATTACACGTGTATTGTCAAGGATCATCATTACCGTTATTTAAAAAACATTACAACGTAGTTTATACACATGAAATAGACTCCATGCCAAACGAAATAGAAACCGCTTTTACCGGCTGGTTCTATACAGGAGCCAAACGCCAAGTATGGTTAGATTATCCTTACCAAACCATTTCAGTAAGTAAAGAACAAAATGTTGCTTCAACAGATTTACATTGGTCTAAAAGAATATTGGAAGATAAAAAATATAAGCAAATATGTATTAAAGACGCTAGGGTAACTCATATTTCATATATTGGACATGATTACCTGGATTTAAAATTTGATACTAAAGAAATCATATATGAATAAAAAATTATTAAAAGAATCAATACAACGCAAAGAAAAATCACTATTGTTTTTTAATGCTAGTTGGTGTGGTGTTTGTCAAGATGTTAATCCTATAGTAGAACAAATTAGAGAATCAAAACCTGATTATAGATTTTATAACATGAATATTGATGATAGGGATACTGAAGAAATAAGTGAAATATTTGAAGTTGATTTTATTCCTGTTTTAGTTGTAATATCTGAAACGGGTTATAAAGTTTATGATGGTAAACATCAAATTAAGAAATTACTTTAATTTGGTTGTATAAAAATAAGTTATTATATTATTAGAAATAAAATTTATATTAAATGGAGTTATTGAAAAAATCAAATGGTAGCTTACCACGCACGCAAGAAGAAATCGATAATATGATTGATCAAGCTGAAAAAGCGTATGGTGAGTTTCTTACAGCAGTTGGATTTGATTATAAAGCAGATCGTCAAACTGAAGATACACCTCGTCGTGTAGCCAAAGCATGGCTTAAAGACCTAATTGTAGGTTCAATTACAGATGAACCAAAAATCACAGTATTCCCTAATGATGAAGGATATAGTGGATTAGTAATCCAATCAGGTATTCCTATTGTTAGTATGTGTGCACATCACAATTTAGCATTTACAGGTTATGCTACTGTAGCTTATGTACCTGGTGAAAATGTAATTGGATTATCTAAATTAAATCGTATTGTAGAATGGTTTTCTCGCCGTCCACAAATGCAAGAATCATTAACACAACAAATTCATGATTATATTGCTGATAAAATGAAATGTGGTTCAGTAGCAGTAAGTATTGCTTGTAAACATACTTGTTGTTCACATAGAGGTATTAAACATCCTTCAGTAATGACTACAAATAAATTTAGTGGTGTGTTTATGGAAAAGGATAATTTAATTAGAGAAGAATTTTTACACGCAATTGAAACAAACGCCCCTGCTTTAAAATAATGGAAAAGATATATTTAAACTGGGCTGGTATAGAATCATATATTGATACTTTAGCTTATAAAATAGCAGCAAGTGGAAAACAAGTAACAGTTATTCATGGATTGTCTAGAGGTGGATTAATACCCTCAGTATTATTATCTCACAAATTAGGTATTCCTTATGTAAATGATTGGCCTATACTTAAACATTTATATGATCCTAAAACAACACTAATAGTTGATGATATTTGCGACTCGGGTAAAACATTAAAACCTTATACTGATTATATTACAGTTACTCTTCACCACAAAACAACAGCTATTGTTGAGCCTACATTTTGGGTTAAAACAGTAGAAGAAAACGAATGGATTGTTTATCCATGGGAAAGTAAAGAATCACAAACAATTCAAGATTATAAATTATAATATGCAACCTAAAGAATCAAAATCAAGTAGACACTTTAAAATCAGTTTGATTAAATCAATTACAAGAATATTTTCAGGATTATCTTTATGTTTTGGTTTATTACATTTAGCTGGAATATTTTTAATATTAGCTGAATTTTTAGGTATAGCAGAAGAATTTTAAAATAAATAAAATGATAACAATATACGCACATAAAACCCATCCAGATGCAGTTATACCAACTGTAGCATATGGTTCAACATCAGCATGTTTTGATATAACATGCACTGAAACAACAACAATCCCTGCTAGAGGTAAAGCAGTAGTACCAAATGGTTTAAACCTAACAATCCCAGATAATTTAAATTATTGGATGCAAATTCAATTACGTTCTAGTAAAGGTTTCAAACATGATTTGGTACCTCATTACGGAACAGTAGATGCTGGTTACACAGGAAATTTAGGTATTAAAGTTTACAACTTAGGTGATACTGACGTAGTAATTGAAAAAGGTGAAAAATACGCTCAAATAGCTGTTATTGAAAGACCTGAATATGAAATTATTGAACTAAACGATCAAGAATTTGAGTCATTTAAAACAACTCAACTTCGTGGAGATAGCGGATTTGGTTCAAGTGGAAAATAAACAATTAAAATAAATATAAAATGTCAACATTACACGAAAAATTTAATCAATTAAAAGAAATCATTCAAAGATCAAATCCAAACCCTCAATTTGGAGCAATGATGCAAGCCGTAAATGAACTAGAAGCAGCTTTACCTGCTAAAATTGATAACGCTGAAATATCTACTCTTAATGCTATGGTAGATACAAGTAGAGAACCTTTTATTCATCCTCCAGTTGAAGTAAATGAAATACCTTTAACACCTAAGAAAGGAGCTAAGAAAAAATCAACTTCTACAGACGAAACATCGACTGAAGAAGCATCAGCACAATAATTAATTAAAAAAGGTTTTATATAATGTATCAAGCAATTTATTTTGACAGGGAAGAAAAACAATATTATCTTAGAGATGATGAAAAAGGATGGAAATCATTTCAATATTGGCCCACTTACTATTATCCAGACGAAGATGGTGAATTTGAAACATTGGATGGTAACAGAGTAAGCCCTGTTAAAAGAATAAAAGATTGGAATGACACCAACTATTATGAAAAAGATGTAGACAAATGTACACGATTGCTTGTTGATTATTATTATGAATCTGATGAAACCCCAAATCATCACAATATTATTTACTTAGATATTGAGTGTGAAATAGCAGGAGCGTTAACTGAAGATAGTATTAAAAACGCTCCTACTAAAATCACATCTGTTGCTTTATATGATAATAACAGTAAAAAATATTACTGTTTGATTCTAGATGAAGCAAAATTAATGAAGAAAGTAAATGATAAAAGTAAAGAAGTAATTCCTTATCATAATGAAAAAGAATTACTTGATGGTTTCCTAGACATTTGGATTGATTTAGACCCAACCATTATTACAGGATGGAATAGTGGATTTTTTGATATTCCTTATTTATATTATCGCATTAGTAAAGTATTGGGAGAATCAAAAGCCAATATGCTATCACCATTAGGTAAAGTACATTTTACACCCCAATTTCCAGAACAACCCGTTAATTTAGCAGGTATTAATCACCTAGATTATATGTTGTTGTTTAAGAAATTTATTACTAAACAGGAACCAAGTTATCGTTTAGGTGATATAGGTACAAAATATGTTAATTTAGGTAAAATTGATTATAAAGGTTCATTGGATAAATTATTTAAAGAAGACGTAAATAAGTTTATTGAATATAATATTCGTGACGTTGAAATTATTGTTGAATTAGAAAAAAGTCAAAAATTTATTGATTTAACAGTAGCTATTGCTCACTTATGTCATACAGAATATGAACAAATTTATTTTTCAACAATGTTAAATGAAGGAGCAATTTTAACCTATTTAAAACGTAGAGGTATTGTTTCTCCAAATAAACCAACAACTTATAATCCTGCCTTAAAAGAATTAAAAGAAGAATATGCCGGTGGATATTTAAAAGATCCGGTTCCTGGTTTATACGAGTGGGTTATTGATCTAGATTTTACATCACTGTATCCTTCAATTATTCGTTCTTTAAACATGGGAATTGAAACATTAGTAGGACGTGTTGTAAATAAAGGTAAATTTGATAATCAATGGTCTCTTAAGGAATTAAAGGAAATGAATCCTGAAACTATTGTTACTGTTGAAAAAGTAAAAAAAGACAAACGATTATCTCAAGCTCAAATTTCTATAGGTAAATTAATTGAATTAATAGAAGAAAATAATCTATTAATATCAGCACCTGGTGTTATGTTCCGTAAGGATAAAGCAAGTGTGGTTTGTGAAATTTTATCTGATTGGTTTGATAAACGTCAAGAGTATAAAAAATTGATGAGAAAAGCATTTAAAGAAGATAAAGATCCGGTTATGGGTGAATTTTACAATCGCCAACAACACGCATATAAAATTAAATTAAACGACGTCTATGGTGTATTCGCGATAAATGGTTGGAGATATACAGACGGAAATAAATTCATTTCTAAAGCGATTACTTTAACAGGTCAACGTTTAATCCAAGAATCCATTAAATTTACAAATAATTGGATGAATGAACAGTTAGGCACTGATGGTAAAGATTATATTGTAACCTCTGATACCGACTCATTATTTATTCAAGTTAAAGACCTAATACTACAACGCAACCCAGAATTAAAAGGTGCTAGTCGTGAAGAAATTACTGCTGAAGTATTAAAAGTGGCTACTGAAATACAAAAATTAGCAAATGCTCATCTTCATGTTTTGGTTAAGGAATTATTTAATGTTGATTATCCTAATGAGCCTCATTATTTTGAATTAAAACAAGAAGTTGTACTTGAACGAGGTTATTTTTCAGGTAAAAGAAGATACGCTCAATTTATAGTAAATAAAGAAGGTGTACCTGTAGAAGAATTAGATATGAAAGGTTTAGATTTGATGAAATCTAATTTCCCACCATTGTTTAAAAACTTTGGAGAACATATCCTTAAGGAATTAATGTTTGGTAAAACTAAATCTTCTATTGATAAACAAATACTTGATTTTAGAACATCGCTACGAACCGTAGAATGGGAAAAAATACTTAAACCAACAGGTTTAAAACATTTAGAAGGTTATATTGCTCGAGGTCCTGGAGCTGGTGAAATATTTTCAAAATTAGCATTAAAGTGTCCTATTAATACTAAAGCAGCAATTTATTTTAATGATTTGGTTCGTTTTAAAAAGCTAGACAAAAAATACCCTACATTTCAAATTGGTGATAAAATGTTTATAGCTTATTTAAAAGAAAATCCATATAAAATAGATGTTATAGGATTTAACGGATATAATGATCCTCCAGAAATAATGGAATTTATTGAAAAATATATTGACCGTGATGGTATATTTGAATCTGTTATGAAGAATAAATTAGAATCGGTTTATGCTGATTTAGGGTGGGGTTCACCTGTATTTAACAATAATGTAAGTAAGTTTTTTACATTTGGCTAAGCCAATAAATTTTATTATATTACACGTATGATTAGTAAATTAGATCTCATTGCCGTTATATCAAAATATTATTTAAACGGAATGAATGAAGCAGTTAGATGGGAAATCAAAGACGAAACAATAACAATTCGTTTTACTTCACCGGCTAAAGAAATGATTGGTAGTGTTGTTTTTAAAGGTATGCCCCTTGAAGATTCAACTATTGCTATAAGCAATACCACTCAATTAAATAAATTATTATCCATTACTGGTGGTTATTTGGATTTAAAATATGTTAAACAAAACAAATTAATCCAAAAACTAATCATTGCTGATAATCAATTTACGCTTAATTATACTTTAGCTGATTTGATGATTATTCCCAAAACAGGCGAATTAAGCGGTGATGTTGTTTTTAACATGGAAGCAGAATTAGATAATGAAAGTATTAATGCTATTGTAAAGGCTAAATCAGCATTGGTTGAAAGTGAAACAGTAGTAATAAAACCAACTTCAAATGCTGATGGTGAATTTCAATTAGAACTTGAATTTGGTGGTAATGTAGAATATGCAAATAAAGTATCTTTTTATATTCCTAATATATCAACATCAAATACTCCCGAAGAATTTAAAGTCCATTACAATTCAGGTATGATTAAAGAAATTATGTACTGTAATAAAGATATGGTTAAAGGACATATTGCTATTAATCTGGATGGATTGATGAAATTAGAATTCGAGAATGAAAATCTTAAAAGTACTTATTATCTTGTTGCAAATGAGATATAGGGCTATATATTTATATAATTTTTTATAGATTTCATATATTTATAATAGATGAAACAACAAACTAAAGCAATTCAAATTGATGTTAAAATTCACAAACAACTAAAAAAACATTGTGATGATAATGGTTTAAAAATGCAAAAGTTAGTTGAAAAAATAATTATAAATGAGATAGAACATGATAGGGATTTACAAAATAATAAACCCCAAAGATAAAATTTATATTGGACAAACAGTAAATTGGGATAGAAGAAAAAAAGATTATAAAATTTTAAGATGTAAAGGTCAAATAAAATTATATAATTCATTTAAAAAATATGGGATTGAAAATCATATATTTGAAATTATAGAAGAATGTTCTGTTGAAGATCTTAATAAAAAAGAAAGATATTGGCAAGATTTTCACAATGTTTTAGAAAATGGTCTTAATTGTAGATTAACAACCTCTGAAGATAAAAGTGGTTTTCTTTCTGAAGAAACAAAATTAAAAATGAGAGGAAAAAAACAAAGTAATGACCATAAACAAAAACTTGGTAAAAGTAGAAAAGGAAAAAAAAGAACAGAAGAAACAAAACAAAAAATGATTAATTCAAGTTACATTAAAGGAAAAAAAAGAACAGAAGAAACAAAACAAAAAATAAGCAAAACTCATTTAAAACTTAAAATTACTAGATTCAATAAACATCTTAATAAACCTATTATTCAATATAATAAACAAGGTATTTTTATTAAAGAATGGATCAACGCTACAGAAGCGGCTAAAAATTTAAATAAAGCAAGTGTTGCCATTTCTGAGTGTTGTAATGAAAAAAGAAAATCAGCTTATGGGTTTGTTTGGAAATTTAAAACAAATTAGTTATATTAATAATATAAATTATGGAAAAATTAAAGTTACAAGCTGTGTACAATGCAATCATCGTGAAACCATTCGATGAACAAGAAACCAAATACGGAAACATTATCGTACCCGATTTAGGAAAAGAAAGAAATTTAAGCGGCACTGTTGTGTCTGTAGGACCAGGTCAATATTCTATTACTGGTGAATTACTACCTACAATGTTAAAAGAAGGTCAAAAGGTTATTTTACCTCAAATGGGACCTGTAAAAGTAGAAGACGATGGTGTAGAATACTACGTTTGCCCAGAAAATCAAGTACTTGCTATTATTAATGATTAAAAATAAATAAGTTATATGAGTAAAATTATAGAATTCGGCCCAGAGGCTAGAAAAAAATTATTTAATGGAGTTGAGAAATTATCCAACGCTGTTACATCAACTTTAGGCCCTAATGGTCGTAATGTTGTTATTTCAAAACCAGGTGAATATCCCCAATCTACAAAGGATGGTGTTACAGTAGCAAAAGCAATAACCCTTGAAGACCCAATTGAAGAATTAGGTGTACAAATGGTTAAACAAGCCGCTATTAAAACAGCAGATACAGCCGGTGATGGTACAACTACATCAACTTTATTGGCTGCTGAAATGGTTAAACAAGGTTTAACGTATTTAAATAACGGAGCCAACGCAGTAGAAATTAAACGCGGTATAGATGTTGCTGTTAAAGATGTACTTGAATTTATTCGTACAACAATCAAAGAAAACATTTCATCTGAAGATCAATTAAAACAAGTTGCCTCTATTTCTGCAAATAACGATCCTGAAGTAGGAGAACTAATTGCTACAGCAATGCAAAAAGTAGGACGTGAAGGTGTTGTTCATATTGAAGAATCAAAATCAGGCGAAACATATCTTGAAACAGTAGAAGGTATGCAATTTGACCGTGGTTATAAATCACCATATTTTGTTACAGACAACAATAATATGTCTTGTACTCTAAATGATGTTTTGATTCTAATGTTGGATAAGAAAATTACCCAAGTAAAAGAATTGTTACCTATACTTGAATCCGTATCTGCTCAAAATAAATCATTGTTAATAGTAGCTGAAGATATTGAAGGTGAAGCATTAGCAACACTTATTGTAAATAAAGCTAGAGGTATATTAAAAGTAGCAGCTGTAAAAGCTCCTGATTTTGGTGATCGTCGTAAATTGATTTTGGAAGATATGGCTATTCTAACAGGTGGTCAAGTGTTTAGTACTGAAAAAGGTATGAAACTAGATCGTTTCGATATGGGTTGGTTTGGTAAAGCTAGAGTAGTTACTGTTAATAAAGACACTACCACTATTGTGGATGGTAAAGGTGATGAACTAGCAATTAACCAACGTATTTCAGAACTACAACAACAAATTGAAGGTTCTAAATCAAATTTTGAACAAGAAAAATTACAAGAACGTTTAGCTAAGTTTACAGGTGGTGTAGCAATTGTTCACGTAGGTGGAAATACTGAAACCGAAATGAAAGAAAAGAAAGACCGTGTAGATGATGCTTTACATGCTACAAAAGCAGCCATTGAAGAAGGTATTGTACCAGGTGGTGGAGTAGCATTATTACACGCGCGTAATGGTATTAAAAACCGTGATACTATTGGTTCTAATATAGTTTGGCATGCTTGTGCAGCCCCACTTAATAAAATACTTAAAAACGCAGGTTATGAAGATCTAGCAATATTCCAAGTTACAAGTGATACTAACAACAGTGAAAATTGGAATGGTTGGGATTTGAAAGAAGAAAAATTAACTAACATGAAAGAAGCAGGAATCATTGATCCAGCCAAAGTAACCCGTTGCGCTCTTGAAAATGCAGCATCAGTAGCAGGAACCATTTTGTTAACAGAATGTACTGTTGTTGATAAACCAGAAGAAAAGAAAGCAGACGAAGGATTTGGAGGTATGGGAGGAATGTTTTAACTTTTAGATAATGGCTAAAAAAGTAAAAGAAACCAATATATTAATCGCTACAAGACAGCCACCTGGTGACAGGTGGTTGCTTGTTGGTGATGATAAAATTTACAATTCACTTACAAGTACTTTAGAAGCCTTTTTTCAAAAAGTAAAAGAACCTTGTGAATTTAGACTTGCTCCTTTAAAAGGAGAGTTGTATGTTATTACAACACAAGAAGCACAAATAAAAGAAATACCACCTAAAAAATCTAGTATCTACGGTGATCATTAAGTTATAAAAAATAGTTATGAAACAACACACTATATTAAATGAGAAGTACAGGCCTGATACTTTAGAAGGTTATGTTACTACAGCTGAAAATAAAGCCAAATTTCAGGAATTTATTGATAAACAAGATATTCCACATCTATTGTTTGCTGGTAAACCTGGTTCAGGTAAAACTACGTTAGCTAAAATATTGGTTAACAACATTAGTTGTGATTTTCTTTACATCAATGCTGCCGACGAGAGAAGTATGGATGTTATGAGGGAAAAAGTAGGTGCATTCGCTGCAGCAAGTAGTTTTAAACCACTTAAAATTGTAATATTAGATGAAGCAACTCATATATTACAAGCATCCCAGGTAGTATTGTTAAACATGATGGAAACATATAGTTTAAAAACCCGTTTTATTTTAACAGGTAACTATCCAGAACGTTTAATAGATCCACTTCGTAGCCGTTGTCAAGAATTTGATTTGCAACCACCATCTAAAAAGGTAATTGCTCAACATATTGATAATATCTTGACTAAAGAAGGTATAGAACATACCTTGGAAGATATTGCTATTATAATTAAGAAATTTTATCCCGATTATAGACGAATCATTAATAGTTGTCAAAAATATACTGTTAATAATGTTTTAACATTAGACAATACCATTAATGTATCTAATGATCATAAGGAAAAAATATTAACCGAATTAAAATCACCATCAACTAAATCATTTAACAATATTAGACAAATATTAGCGGATGCTGATTTAAGTGATTATGAGGATATGTATAGATTCCTGTATGATAATTTAGGTGATTATTCTAAAGGAAATGATGGTATGATTATAATCTATATCGAAGAATATAAATTCCATTCATTATCAAGGGTAGATCAAGAAATATGTTTTATAGCCTTGATTTCAAAAATATTATCAACAATTTCAAATAAAAAAGTATTATGAGTCAACAACAAAAATTAAACCTAAACATTGACATTAAGTCAACAACACCTATTGTTTCTCCTGATGGAAATAAACTTTTTGGAGAAGGTGTGATACTACGTAAAGTATCAAAGTTTGTAGCTGGAACTTCAGAGGATGCTGTTATTCCTATTCCTGTGTTCTATGATATAAAAACAGGAAATATATTAGTTGAAATGTTACCTAAAGAACTAAGAGAAGAATTTAAAGATGCTAATATTTGATTGGTTAAAACAGATTACTTTAATTAAAAAACCTTGGGAATCATTCTCAGAAGACGATAAATCATCATTTAATCCTTATATGATTCACCGTTTTATAAGCATGAATGAGGGATATATTGCTATTGCGAATTACGTTCAAGTTATACCTTATACTGAAAAAGAAAAAATATATAAAATATATTGCGATATGATTCCTAAGAAAAATGTATTTTTAAAATACATCAAACCATCTAAAAAACGTGTATCTGAAGATATTCTGCAGTACGTTGCTAAAGAATATTGCATCTCATTAGGAGAAGCAGAAGATTATTTGTATCTTTTGGGTAAAGATGGTATAGAATATATTCTAACGAAACACGGCGTTGATGAAAAATTACAGAAAAAACTATTAAAAGAAATTACAATATGACAAAAAACAACGAAATATATCCTTATACCACAACCAAACCATTTACCTCAATTGAGGTTTTTGAACAAACATATCCTGAATTAGCTAAAGAATTTAAGCAAATTCAAGAGGAACAATACGAATTGTTTGCTGAAAAAATGCTTGATTATGGTATAGAAAATATTGCTTTAGGATCTGATTTATCAAATTTTGAAGATGTAAAACTTTCTCTTACTGGTATTTGGCTTAGATGTAATGATAAAATCAACCGTTTGAAAAATATTTTAAAGCGTGGTGGTAAAAATTATGTTGAAGGAGAATCTATGATAGATAGTTTTATTGATATTGCTAATTATGGAATCATAGCCCAATTAGTAGCTAAAGAAAAATGGAAAAAATAATATGCCTACAAGTTCAAATGATTTAAAAAGTGCAATATTCGAACACATCAGAACAATGGTGTTAGAACATTTACCTCAACGTTATAAAATATTAGATGTTGGACCGGGAATAGGTACTTATGGAATGAATCTATCTGATTTAAATATTGATGCTATTGAAATTCATGAACCTTATATTGAACAATATGGTATTAGACAATATTATCGTAATGTGTTTATAGGGGATATTACTGAATTTGAAATAGATGATTATGATTATATTATTATAGGAGATGTTTTAGAACATCTTCCTATTGATAAAGCACAGAAATTGATTCAATCAATTAATAATAAAAATATCAAATGTTTAGTTGCTGTTCCTTATTTATGCCCCCAGGATGCTGTTGATGGAGTAGAATCAGAAATACATTACCAATGGGATTTAACACCTCGAATAATGAAATCAAGATACCCAGAACTAGAATTGTTTTTAAGTAACAATAAGATAAATGGGTATGCTTATTATACAAACTATCATACATTCAATAAGTTTTGAGTAAGAAAAAAATAACCATACCACCCATAGTAAAGGAAATTAAACAACGTGTTTTTCTTCCAATAGAATACGCTTATCAGAAATCGATATCATATAGCCAATTATCTATGTTTCGTAGTTGTCCTCGTAAATGGGCTTTACAATACAAAGAGGGACATTATATTTCTGAACAGTCTATTCATATGACTTTTGGTACAGCTCTACATGAAACTATTCAACATTATATAACCACAATGTATGAAGTGAGTGGGGCTGAAGCCGATAGAATTGATTTGGAAACCTATTTTGAAGATAAAATGGGTGAAACTTACAGAGAGGCTTATAAACAAAACAAAAATATTCATTTTAGTAATCCTACTGAAATGAGAGAATTTTATAATGATGGTGTAGAAATTTTAAATTATCTTAAAAAGAAAAAAGGTGGGTATTTTAGTAAAAGAGGGTGGCATTTAGTGGGATGTGAAATACCTATCCAATTAACTCCTAATCCTGTTTATAAAAACATTATTTATAAAGGTTATCTTGATTTGGTTTTATATCATGAACCAACAAATAGGTTAAAAATCATTGATATTAAAACATCAACACGTGGTTGGAATGATAAAACAAAAAAGGACGAAGATAAACAATTTCAGTTAATACTATATAAACAATACTTTAGTCAATTATATAACATTCCTATTGATAATATTGAAATAGAATTTTTTATAGTTAAACGAAAAGTACCTGAGGTAAGTGATTTTCCTATTAAACGAATACAAACTTTTACCCCAGCTAATGGTAAAGTAAAAATAAATAAAGCAACAACTGCTGTAAAGGAATTTATAGAAGAGGTATTTAATGTTGACGGAACATATAAAGATAAAGTACACCAACCTCAACCTAGCAAAAATAATTGTTTGTATTGTCCTTTCAAAAATAATAAAGAACTTTGTGATAAAGGATTAATTTTGTGATATCATTATATATTTATATATGATAACAAATTATTAAATTATGATAAAAAATTACATTGATTACCTTAGAGCATTCTTTAGGAATTGGAAAGAAATTAAAGAAAACATTAATCGTATTATAGTGCAAGATTTAATTCATCGCAAAGTTGTTTTACACACAGATGATTTAGATGAAACATTTGCAAAAATGAAGTACATAGTAGATTATAAACCCACTTATAAGCAAAAACAATTACCTCTTCCAAATTCTGGAGAATTAATTGATATAACTAAAATATTTAATCTATCAGAACAAGCATCTGAAGAATTTTTAAAAACTGAAACCCCCAAACACTATGAGCGAAAATAAATTAACCCTTACATCTGTAAAAGTAAATAGTGGATTATTTGAGGAATTTAAAGTTGCAACTGTTCGTTATAAGTTTTCACTTCAAAAATTAACAGACAGAGCAATTCATCTTTATTTAACAGACGAATCTTTTAGAAAAATGATTCACAATCATACCAATTTAGATATCAAAGAAAATTAAACAAAACCAAATTAGTTATATGAATTCAAAGTTTATGTATTTACCTCCAGAGAAGAGGAAAAAAATTCTCCTAATTACAGATGATATTAGAGTACACTCAGGTGTAGCTACAGTGGGTAGAGAAATAGTTATACACACAGCACAACATTTTAACTGGGTTACTTTAGGAGGTTCTATTAAGCATCCAGACACTGGTAAACGTTTTGATTTATCTCAATCAACTAATGAAACAACCGGATTAACAGATTCATCAGTGATACTTTATCCTGTAGATGGTTACGGTACTCAAGAAACATTGCGGGGTATTATCGGATTTGAAAAGCCAGATGCTATAATGTTGATTACTGACCCTCGTTATTTTATTTGGTTATTTCAAATTGAAAATGAGATCCGTAGAAATATTCCTATTGCTTATTTAAATATTTGGGATGATTACCCTGCCCCTTATTATAATAGAGCATTTTATGAAGCTTGTGATTTGTTAATGGGTATATCTAAACAAACCGTTAACATCAATAAATTAGTATTAGACGATAAAGCTAATAACAAAATTATAAAATATGTTCCTCATGGTTTAAATCACGAGTTGATGAAACCATTAGATAAAAATGATCCTGAGTTGATTAAATTTAAAAACAGTTTATTCGGAAATAAAGAATATGATTTTGTTTTATTTTTTAATTCACGTAATATCAGACGTAAACAAATACCTGATGCTATGTTAGCATATCGTTTGTTTATTGATCAATTACCTATTGAAAAAGCTAAAAAATGTGCTTTTGTTTTACATACTGAATTAGTAAGTGAACATGGAACAGATTTAGAAGCGGTTAGAGAATTATTTTTAACAGGGGACCAATACAATGTTTATTTCTCAACAAATAAACTTGATACACCGGGAATGAACCTATTGTATAACAGCACAGATGTTCAAATACTTTTAACTTCAAATGAAGGATGGGGTTTGAGTTTAACCGAAGCACTTTTAACCGGTAGTCCAATTATAGCTAATGTAACAGGTGGAATGCAAGATCAAATGCGTTTTGTAAATGAAAAAGGTGAATGGATTGATTTTGATGCTAATTTTCCTTCAAACCATAATGGTACTTTTAAAGAATGTGGTGAGTGGGCTTTTCCCGTATTTCCAACAAGTCGCTCAATTCAAGGTTCACCTATGACTCCTTATATTTGGGATGATAGATGTACTGCTGAAGATGCTGCTGTACAAATAATGAATGCCTATAAATTAGGTAGAGAAGAATTGAAACGCAGAGGTTTAAAAGGTAGAGAGTGGGCAATTGGAGAAGAAGCAGGTTTTACAGGTGAAATGCAAGGTAAACGAGTTATGGAATCTTTCGATACTTTATTTGATACTTGGAAACCTAGAGAAAAATTTGAACTTATCAATACAAATGAAGTAAAAGAAAATGTTGTAAACCACAAATTAGTATATTAAAATGAAATTACTTGATTTATTATTGGAAGTTTATAAAGAAGAATATGAATTGAATCTTAAAGAAGGCTTAACTAAAACTACAGAAATAGGTCAAGCAGTCAATATTCTAAAAAAACAATTCCCTGATTGGATATTTCAGTATTATAAAGGTGATAAGGATTTTACAATAGAAATTTTGAGAATAAAAAATGGTATTAACCTTGATTCTTTTGAAAAATTATTATCTTTATTAAATAATCTAGGTTATTTTATTTCTTATATGGAGATATACGGTGATGATAGAGGCCGACGATTTGAAATTAAGGATAAATATGATGAAAAAATAGTTAAAAATAGTTTTCAAAATCAAGATATTTATTCCATATATTTAGAATGTGAAGCCAAATTTGATCAAACTGTTAATAAAATACCTGAATTTTTATATCATGTTGCTCCTTTAAAAAATTGGGAAAAAATCGAAAAAATAGGTTTGGTACCTAAATCAAGATCTAAAAAAGCTTTTCATCCTGATAGAGTATATTTAGGAAAAGATGAAAAAAATACATTATCTTTAGCTCCAAAATTTTATCAAATTACAGGAATAAAAGAATGGGTATTATTAAAAATAGATACAAAATCTATTCCTGGAGATTATTTTAAATTATATTATGATCCTAATTTTAAGTATGGGTTTTATACATTAAACAATATTCCACCTTACGCTATAGAAAAAATAAAAAATATTAATATTTAATTAAAAAGTTATATGAACAAACCATTATTTATAATCAGCTCACCTTTTGATACTTTTAGTGGCTATGGAGCTCGTAGTCGCGATATTATTAAGGCAATAATTAACCTAGACAAATACGATGTTAAGTTAATCCCACAACGTTGGGGTCAAACACCTTGGGGATTCTGTGATAATAACCCAGAATGGGCATTTTTAAAAGAACACATTCTAAATACACCTCAACTTCCAAAACAACCCGAGGTATGGATGCAAATTACAGTACCAAACGAATTTCAACCAATAGGAAAATATAACATTGGTGTTACAGCAGGTATCGAATCTACTGTTTGTTCTCCTGAATGGATTGAAGGTATCAATAAAATGAATTTAACTTTGGTATCATCAAATCACTCTAAAACAGTATTTGAAAACAGTAAATTTGAAAAACGTAATCAACAAACTAATCAGGTTGAAGGAACAATACAACTTCAAAAACCAGTTGAAGTATTATTTGAAGGTGCAGATATTACAACCTATTTCCCCTCGGATAATAGCAAAACCACTTATCCAGAACTATGGAATGATTTAAACGATATTAAAGAAGATTTCGCTTATCTTTTTGTAGGACATTGGATACAAGGTGATATAGGAGAGGACAGAAAAAACGTTGGATTGTTAATTAAAGCATTCTATGAGACATTTAAAAATAAAGCGAAGAAACCGGCCTTAATATTGAAAACTGCGCTGGCTGGTTCATCATATGTTGATAGAGAAGAAATACTTAAACGTATTAAACAAATCAAGAAAACAGTTAATTCTAAAAATCTACCAAACATTTATCTATTGATGGGTGAATTTTCAGATTCTGAAATGAATGGTTTATATAATCATCCTAAGGTAAAATCAATGGTATGTTTAACTAAAGGTGAAGGTTTTGGTCGCCCATTACTTGAATTTAGCTTGGTTAAAAAACCTATTATTACTACAAATTGGAGTGGACATACCGATTTCTTGGATAAGGAATTTTGTGTAATGCTAGATGGTCAATTAACCAATGTTCATCCAAGTGCCGCTAACCAATTTTTACTTGCTGAAAGTCAATGGTTTTCACCTGATTTAGGACAAGTAGGGTTTTATTTAAGAGATGTATTTGAAAATTATAAAAAATATACTACTAAAGCCAAACGCCAGGCATATAAAAGCAAAACTGAATTTAGTTGGGATATGATGAAAGAAAAATTAGATTCAATATTTACACAATATATACCTGAATTTCCTAAAGAAATTGCTTTGAAATTACCTCAAATTAAAAAAATTGAATTACCAAAACTAAATAAAATAAATGGATAACTTAACAATTTGTGATAGATGCGGCTCGGATGCTTGCTTTGTAAATGAAATTCCTTCAATAAATAGGGAAATGATCGAAACCCATCATTGTATGGGTTGTGGTTTTATTACAAACTCATTAATGAAAGAAGGAGAACAATTCCTTGAAGAACAAAAAACAGTTCTTCCTGATCTGTATAAAGCATTGTTTTACACCGATTCAGAAGGTAAAATATGGATGCCATCTGCTGTGAATCTTCCCCAACAAGGAATGATATTTGCTAATGGTAATAGTGCAGATAATTGGAAATGGAGCGCTGTTAAGGCAGTACCCGTTACCGAAGAAGAAAAAACAAAATACCCAATCCCCGGTAAAAAGAACAAATACTACGAATTTAGAATGGACATGACAACCATGAAACATTTTGAAGAAAGAGAATACATAGACGCCCTAGAATTCATAGGTATTCTTCCAGAGTAGATTTGGAAATCCAAATACTCTGTCGTACATTTAATACATGGAAAAAATAACAAAAGAACAGTATTTAAATTATCTACGAAACGGAGCATTTGATGTTATTGTATTTTATGAATATTATAACGAATTTAATACTAAACCTGAATATAGTTTTAGTTTAGAAGACTTCAATAATATATTTAGCCATTATGTACAAACCGTAGGTTATAATAATGTTGTTAATACTATTAGATCACATTATTCCCGTAAGTTTAATGTGTATGAAGTAACAGATAAAACAGGAAAAATTGTAGGTTATTACTAAAATACAAATATGAAAATAAGTTATACTGTAACGGTGTGTAATGAATTTGTAGAAATACAAAAATTATTACCCTACCTTCTAATAAATAAAAGACCACAAGACGAAATTGTAATTTTATATGATTCAAAAAACGGTGATGAAGCCGTAGATGAATATTTAAGATCTCAATCAATAGCCAATCCGACTAATTTTTTGTGGGTATCTAGAGAATTCAACAACGATTTTGGAGATTGGAAAAACCAATTAAGTGATTTATGTACTGGAGACTATATATTCCAAATAGATGCTGATGAAATACCTAATATATTTCTGATGAACTATCTACATGAAGTAATAGAACTAAACCCAGAAATAGATATTTTATTGGTTCCCAGAGAAAATTATGTCAATGGTCTTACCCCAGAACATATTAAAAAATGGGGATGGAAAGTTGATGAAAATAAAAGAATAAATTGGCCTGATTTACAATGGCGTATTTATAAAAATATACCTGAAATTAAATGGGTAAATAAAGTACATGAACGTTTAGAAGGTTTTAAAGTTTATACCCATTTACCTCTTATGTCTGAATGGAGTTTAAATCATACTAAAGACATTAAACGTCAAGAAAAACAAAATAATTTTTATGATACTATATAAGGAAAAATTATCACATCAAACAAAATTAACGGTTGGAAGGATGTGGTATCAAAAAGGTAGAGAAGCATACTTTGGATTAAAACACTTAACTGAATCTTTTCCTAATATAGAATTTGATATCCATCTTATAATTAATGATCATGAATATGTAGATGAATATACTAATAAAATAGATGATTTAAATCTTAATATTACATTTTATAAAAAAGATTTCTTTAAAGAATATCTTCAAAAACATTATTTGTTAGATAAAGAAATAATAAATAATATTATTAATTTACCCCATTTTTATCATATAATAATAGGACATTATTTACGAAGAGTTCATTTAGTTGATTATATGTTAACTTATGAATATGACGTTGTATTTAAAGATACAGACTTAAAAGAATTAAAATATTGTTTAGAAAATAAAATTCCTTTTGGTATAACTGAACCCCATAATATAGGATGTGATAAAGGATTATATCAACATTTATGTAATTTATTTCAAACTGATTTAAAACAAGGAAACATTAATTCAGTTAACCCTGATTTTTTAGGAATAAATGCTGGATTTCAAGGTATTAATTTAGAATTATTTGATGAATTTTTATCGGTAAGTAATTTTACCTCTTTATTGAATATATTTGATTTTAAACCAATGATAAATGAAGATGGAACTAAACGACTAGAGGGGTGGAATCAAACAATGTATGAAACTCAAGAACAATCATTTTATTCTCTTTTAAATCAAGCATACTCTGAAAATTATATAATATTAAATCCGCAAGAATATTATTTTTGGCCATGTTGGGATGATATTCCTGAATTTGTAGAAAAATCATTACAATCAAAAGTATTACATTTTACAGGTCATAAAAAAAGTAAAGAATGGTATAAATTCATGGATGAATACTTAAACGAAAAGTAATGAAAAATATATATTTAACTACAAGTAATAATGTTATAACTGGAGGGGTAGAAGCTACTTATCAATTATACTATATTTTAAAACAACTAAGATATAATCCTAAACTACTACTCCTAAATCCAGGAATCCACCCTCAATTTCATCTTAATTGGTTGGATTTACATAAACAATCTTTTATTAAAAATTATCCTGAAGTATATAAAAAATACAATATTGATGAAAATGATTTGGTTTGTGAAGTAGAAGATATTTCTGATAATTTTTTCTTAGTACCGGAAATATTTCCAGATATGTTATCTACTTTTAAATATATTCAAAAAGGTATATGGTGGTTGAGTGTAGATAATGGGTTAGGAACAGACCAAAGGAATTTTATAATAGAAAGAAATACTCCGGATTTATGGCATTTTTACCAATCGGAATATGCTCATTGGTTTTTAATTAATAATGGAATAACAAAAATATCTAAATTATCCGATTTTATATCCTCAGAATACAGAAATCTAAATATAAATTTATCTGAAAAAGAAAATACAATATTATATAATCCTAAAAAAGGAATTGAAATTACTCAAAACTTAATTTCATCTAATCCTAATTTTACTTTTATTCCAATTCAAAACATGACTCCTGATCAAATAAAATCATTAATGTTGAGAAGTAAAATATATATTGATTTTGGAAACCATCCCGGTAAGGATAGAATACCACGAGAAGCAGCAATGTGTGGGTGTGTAGTAATAACAGGATTTAAAGGATCATCTATGTTTTTTGAAGACGTAAACATAAATAATGAGTATAAATTTGATAATATTGATGTATTTGAATTTAAATTATTAGTAGAAGATATATTTTTAAATTTTAAAAATCACTATAATAATTTTAATTTTTATCGAAAACAAATTCAAATAGAAGAAGAACAATTTAAATTAGAAATTAAAAAAATATTTTAATAATGAAAAAAACAATAAACGAATCTATTGAATTTTTAAAAACAATAGATTTTAAAAATATATCTCAAGAAGACCTAGAAACTATACTTCCAACATTAGGAATGAATGATGAATGTACCCATCAAATGCCAGGAATATTATTAGATTATTTTGGATGGGGGTTAAAATTTTGGCAATACCCTAATCAATTAAGTAAATTAATTAAATTTATTTCTACATTAAATATAGATTCTTATACAGAAATAGGATGTAGATGGGGAGGTACATTTGTTATTATTAATGAAGTATTAAAACAACAAAATCCTTATTTAAAATCTTGGGCCTGTGACTTAATAGATAAATCTGAAGTTCTTAATGAATATTCTAACTATTCTCCTTTTACTTATATCAAAAATAATTCTCATTCTGAAGATTTTGCATCAATATTTCCTAAAAATATAGATTTTATTTTTATTGATGGTGATCATTCATATGAAGGAGTAAAAGAAGATTATGAAATGATGTTAAAATTTAATCCTAGATATATGATGTTTCATGATATTTTATGTCCTGATATGGGTGTATATCAATTTTGGAATGAAATTAAAACACAATACAAGCATTACGAATTTACAGATCAATATGATATTACAAACAATAAGGGTTTATTAGGAATTGGAGTTATAGAATTAAATTAAAATGATGTACGATTATATAATAATAGGATCTGGTTTTTATGGTTCAATATGTGCTTATGAATTAAATAAAGCAGGATATAAATGTCTTGTTTTAGAAAAAAGAAACCATATTGGTGGAAATTGTTATACTGAAAATAGAGATGATATTAATATTCATATTTATGGGGCTCACATATTTCATACTTCAAATGAAGAAGTATGGAAATGGATTAATCAATTTGTTTCTTTTAATAATTATATTAATTCACCTGTGGCTAATTATAATAATGAAATATATTCTTTACCATTTAATATGTGGACTTTCAGTAAACTATGGAATATTACTCATCCATATCAAGCTAAAGCAATTATAGAAGAACAAAGTAAAGAAATAAATGAACCAACTAATTTAGAAGAACAAGCAATTAAATTAGTAGGTAGAGACGTATATGAAAAATTAATTAAAGGTTACACTGAAAAACAATGGAAAAAACCATGTGTTGATTTGCCTAAAGAAATTATTAAACGTTTACCCGTTAGATTTACGTACAACAATAATTATTTTAATGATAAATATCAAGGTATTCCTATTGGTGGTTATACCCAAATATTTGGAAAATTATTAGCAGGTATTGAGGTTAAATTAAATACAGATTATTTACAAGATAAAATATATTGGAATAACCAAGCCCGTAAAATAATTTATACTGGTCCTATTGATGCTTATTATAATTATCAATTCGGTGAGTTAGAATACAAAACAACTTTTTTTGATCATAAAAAAATTATAACAGATAATTATCAAGGAAATGCAGTAATAAATTTCACAAATAAAGATATTCCTTACACCAGAATAATCGAACATAAACATTTTGAATTTGGAACTCAACCACATACATGGATATCATTTGAATATCCCGTTGATTACAAAATAGGAAAAACAGAACCATATTATCCGGTTAATGATAAAGAAAATAATTTAAAATATTCTCAATACAAAGAATTGTCTAATCAAGAAAAAAATATTATATTTGGGGGTCGTTTAGCTGAATATAAATATTATGATATGCATCAAGTAATTGAATCTGCTTTAAATACAATTAAAACAATAATATGAAAATAATATACAGAATATCAGATGCTGGTTATAATAAAGTAAAACCATATTACATAAACAATGAAAATTGTTTAGAGAATGCTAGTCAAGTATTTGATAAAGCTGATTGGTTAGTAATAGCAGACAATTGTTCCCAATCTACTTTAGATATTATATCCAAATATCAATCCAATATTATTAAAGTATCAGTAGGTCATGGTGCTGGAACATTTAATTTAGCATTAGATGAAGCACTAAAATATGATGATGAAGAAATAATATATTTTGTAGAAAACGATTATTTACATAAACCAGGTTCTCAAGATATATTACTAGAAGGTTTTAACACAGGAGCAAATTATGTTGCTCTTTATGATCACCCCGATAAGTATATAGATGGAGCAAATCCGGAAGTAATAGATGGAGGAGAAATTACTAGAGTTGTATTAACTAATTCCTGTCATTGGAAATTAACTAATTCAACAACAATGACTTTTGCTTCTGAAGTTAAAACATTAAAACAGGATGAAGAAATATTAAGACTTTATACAAAAGGTACTTATCCTAAAGATTTTGAAATGTTTCTTGCTTTAAGAGATAAAGGAAGAAGTCTTATAACTTCTATACCTGGATATTCTACACATGGTGAAACAGCTTGGTTAACCCCTTTAACAAATTGGTCAAGAATATGATATCAGTAATTATTCCAACATATAAATCCCCCGATGCTCTTGATTTATGCCTTAAATCAGCAATTGAGGGACAAATAAATAAAAATCAAATTATAGTTGTAGTTGATGGTTTTTATAATTTAAATAAAGATGTACTTGAAAAATATAAAGACAATATTGATATTCTTAATTTAGAAGAAAATGTTGGATTATGTCGAGGAACTAATTTAGGTGTTTACAATGCTCAATATAATAAAATATTAATTGTAAATGATGATAATGTATTTCCTAATAAATGGGATATTACTTTAGAAAAAAATTATAGAGTAGAATGTGTAATATCTCCAAATCAAATAGAACCATATCCAAGTATGTTTAAACAATTTAAAATACATGACTTAGGAAGAGATCCTAAAACATTTGATTTAAAAGCATTTTGGGAAAGAGAAATAAAACTAAGCCAACCTAAGAATGATAATACAGGTTCAACACTCCCTATATTTATGTCTAAAATAGATTATTTAAGATTAGGTGGTTGGGATGAAAATTATGAGATGGGAATGGTTGCTGATTGGGATTTTTTATTAAAATGTCAATTATCTGGATTAAAAATGTTAAGAACATATGAATGTCATTTTTACCATTTTGCTTCAATCTCAGTAAATGGAGATAAAAGAAAACAAGCAGAACAAAATGGTCACGAATATGCTAGATATAAATGGGGGAATTACATCAAACATAACCCTTATAATAATTTAAAATATTTATAATTATGAGATACGGCTTTTACTTTAGAAACGACCCCCACCAAGAAATAATAGATAAAACTATTGCTTTTTCAAGACTATCAGCAGCAAAATTATTTGCTAGTAGAAAAAAATTAGATTTAAAATCATTTTTAAAAATATGTGGTGTAAAAAAATTATAAAATGGATATAAGAAAATTTGGCCAACGATTAAAAGTTGAAGAAAATAAGGCCAATAAAACCCTTAAAGAAAAAGACATATTCATTGAAAATATTACTTTATTAGAGACCTGTATAGAACGTTCTGATAAATTGTTTAATGAAATGATGGTGGATTTTTATATGTATGAAGAACCATTCTTGCAAATTATTGAAAATCTACTATTCATGAAATATGGAGAGATAATCAGTGAATTAATAGCATGGTATGTTTATGACCGAAAAGAACAAGACGGAACAATTCATCCTTTAGTATTTGAAGAAGAAGGACAAGAACCAAAAGAAATAATAATCAAAACCCCAGAAGAACTGTGGAAATTTATAGATAAAAATTTAAAATTAAATAAATAAGTTATGGAAACAACACGTTATTGTAAATGCGGTGTTCAAATACCTACAGCAAGATTAAAAATTTTACCTAATACTCGAACTTGTGTTAATTGCTCAGATGCAAAAGCTAAAAAACCAGTTATAGTTCAACGAGGAGAAGGAGATCACACATATACTGAAACAGTAATATTGGAACATGATGATTATGTTCATTATATGGAAGAAGAAACCAAGATGAGAAAACGTATGGGTATAGCCACTAAACCAGAATTGTTAGATTTTGAAAACGAATCAACAATCCCCGCCAAAATTCCTGATGTAGACTCAGATAAAATAATCTAACATGCCTAAAAGGAGAGATTTTAAAAAGGAAGAGGTCGTTGCGGCTATGGCTAAAACCAAGTCTAACCGCGCTGCTGCTAGATACCTAAATTGCTCATATCAACATTATAAAAAATGGGCAAAATTCTATAAGGATGAAAATGGTGTAAGTTTATTTGATAAACATAAAAACCAATGCGGTAAAGGTATCCCTAAATTTTTAAGCAACTCCCCATTCGGCAGAAAAGAACCAGCACTACTGGACATAATAGAAGGTAGAATAGACGCGGCCCATTTTAGCCCTCAGAAAATCAAGTACAGGATGCTTGAACAGGGCTATTTAAAGGAAGAGTGTGGTAATTGTGGTTTTCACGAACGTCGTGTACTCGATTATAAAGTGCCGTTAATTATGCATTTTAAGGACGGAAACAAACAACACTACAACTTAGGCAACGTCCAACTGTTATGTTACAATTGCTATTTTTTATACGTTGCTGATATATTTACTGATAAACAAGTAGACCATTTGGAAGATCATGTACCTCACATGGAAAAACAACCTACATGGGAAGTAGATGAATATCACCTTAAACGTTTAGAAGAGTTGGGACTTAATGTTTTTGAAAAAGATGATGATGATCCATATAGTCTAGTTAGTAGGAAAAAATAAACAATATTTATATGTGATGTCTAATCATAAAAAACATAAAAAATATGATGCTCTTATTCGTGATTATGAGGGACAGAAGGCTAAACATCTTGAAAAATTAGCAACTAAAATGTTGGAAAATGAAGAAAAGTTTAGTAAATTAAAAGAAAAAGAAACGAGTTTAAAATTTTTAAAGCTTTTTTAAAATGGCTCTGGAACTAACGGTAAACAACGCAGACGAATTTCAACACATGGTTGATGAAAAAGATTTCAAAATATCAGAGTCTATAGTAAACGCAATTTTAAAAAACATTAACGGGCGAAAACAACATATCCATGTTCTTTCGGTTAATATATTAGAAGATGGTTCTGTAGTAGATATAACGCTTGAACGTAAATTTTTTGTAGAAACCTTGGAGGAAAATTTAAAATACTTTATTGAAAAGGAAAAATACGAAGAATGTCAACAGATGGTTGAAGCTATTGATAAATTAAAAAAGGTTAAAATAAAAAAAGATAATGGCAAAGTCAACAGCAAGTAGCGATGCTCATAAAGTAACATTTGGTGTAAGAAAAAAAGGTCAAGCACAAAAAAGTTACAATAAGCATACACCCCGCCCTAAAGCTTACAGAAGACAAGGTAGATAATTATGGAAAATATAAGAAAATTCACGGCTTTAGAAGTATTTATGTCTATGCCTGATGATTTACTGGTTGCTATGTTACAAAGAGACCCAGAAGGTATACAGATAATGTGCCTCGCTCTGGGGATCGAGCTAAGTAATGCCAAAAATGTAGAAAAAATTGAATTTTTTACACCTCTCGCGTGAGAAATGTAATCTCTCGCAAAAAAACGAAAAAGAACGTGGCTACCGTAAGGTAGCTTCGTATATTTACGTATAATAAAATTAAAACATGACATTAGCACAACAATTAAAAGTTACAGAATTTCCATTTATTGTTAAAGATTCAAAAGGTAACCAAATCTATTTTGAAACTTCAAATGGATATTGGTGCAAATATGAATATGATTCAGAGGGCAATAATATATATGAGGAAAATTCAAATAAAGAATGGATGAAACGTGAATTTGATTCAAAACGTTTTGTGATATATTATGAAAATTCGTACGGATCTATTACAGATAAAAGATCAAAAAGTAATGTTTCTTCTACAAAAACAAAATTGGCTATTCAGTAAATGGTTCGTATATTTACGTAAATAAAAATAAAGGTTATGCCACTTATACAATTTTCAAACAAAAATAAATACGGTACATTACGAACTCGTATTTTATATACCGAATCAATGCCCTTTAGTATTAATCCTAAAGGATTTGGTGACACTATAATAGTTAAGGTATTTAAATACAAACATGAACATCATTTACCTCCTACCTTATTTATAGATACAAAAGGAAAAAAATACATTTTACCTACTTGGGTTGAAGTAGTACCGGAAACCACTTTATCTGATATAGAATGGACTCAACCTAAATTAAAAGGTGAGGTTAAACAAGTTAAAGTAGAATCTAATACTTACCGATTTGAATCTAAAAGTGAACCGGGTTCATTTTATACTGTTACTCAAAAAGGTGATAAATTAAAATGTGATTGCCCTGGAACGTGGAGAGCAAAAAATAGGGAATGTAAACATATTTTAGAAGTAAAATCAAAATTAAACATAAAATGAAAACAATAATATTAGGAGATACCCATGGTCGTAACTATTGGAAAAAAATAATTGAACACGAAAATCCAAATAGAGTAATCTTTATAGGAGACTATTTTGATTCATTCGATATTCCCGGAGTAGACCAAATTCATAATTTTAAAGAAATTATTGAATATAAACAAAATACAAAAACAGAAGTAATAATGTTAATTGGTAACCACGATTATCATTATTTCCCAGAAATTGGGGATTGTGGAACTAGTGGTTATCAAAGAGGTATTGCTCCAAATATTATTCAAGTAATAGATGAAAACAGACATCATCTTCAAATGGCTTACAATTTTGGTGATTTTGTATTTACTCATGCTGGTGTTAGTGAACAGTTCATGGATCAAACGTTTGGTAAAACAAATTGGAATGTAGAATCAATGGTGGTTGATTTAAACGAAATGTTTAAATATAAACCCTTAGCATTCATGTTTAATGGATTTAACGCGTATGGAGATGATCTATGGCAAACACCCATTTGGATTAGACCAAAATCATTAATAGAAGTAAACCGTGATTATTTAAGAAAAGAAATAATCCAAGTTGTTGGACACACCTCAATGAAACAAATAGATATTGAAGGTAAAGCAACAGGTGGTAGATATTATTTTATAGATTGTTTGGATACCTCAGGAGAATATCTTATCATTACGGACGGAGAAGTAACTGTTAACTCGTATAAAAATTATGGAAAGTAAAGATTATATTTTACGTAGAGATTTTTTAATCAAACAAATGAGAAAACAAAATTTCTATTTGGAAATGGGTCTTTATAACGAAGGTTCTAAGGGTAATAAGCGAGGTCGAAAACCTGCTCCTTCTAAAAGAATTGAACGTGAAGTTAACACTAAATTATATTCACCAAAAAAATTAACAAACCAGGAAATAGATGAATTTTGGGACTAATAAATTAAACATTTTAGGTATTATAGGTGGTACCCACTCTTGTGGTGTTGCCTATGTACAACAGGGAGAAGTGATAGCTGTACTTGAAGAAGAACGCTTATCAAGAGTTAAACCATGGAAAGATTTTGAATCAGATTTTTGGAGATATCCTCTTCAAGGTTTAATAACATTACATGACCGTTATAATGTTAATTTTGAAGATATAGATTATTTTACTAGTTTTCTTGAATATGATGTTATAGCAAATATGTTGAAAGCAACAGTTAGTTATGATTTACCTAAAGAGAAATTTTTCAAAACGGAACATCATGAAACACATTGTGCTTTAGCTTATTATCTATCTGGTTTTGAAGATGATACTCTAATTATAGCAATCGATGGTAGTGGAGAATATCACAGCGCTAAATATTATTTAGGCAGTAAAGGTGAAATGACTTATATTGATGGAATTGGTATTGATAGAAATTCACTAGGGATGTTTTATGCTGCTATAACGGAACTATTAGGATTTAAGCGTTTAAAAGATGAAGGTAAAGTAGTTGGAATGGCTGCTCATGGAGTTTATTGGGAAGGTATTTACAAAGCATTCCATAATGTTCTTCAAATAGAAGATATTCAAACTAATAAATCAACATTCCCCGGAAATGATACAGCAGGTGGAGATGTTTATTTAAATACTTATAAAAATTTCTTTGAAGTAGTAGGTAGTAAATGTTGGAAAAATCCTCAAGCACTTAAAGATATAGCATATACTGGTCAGTTGGTGTTTGAAGAAAAAATACTTGAATTAATTGATAATCTTCACAAACGTTATCCTAATGTTAAAAAATTAGCATTATCTGGAGGTATATTTGCCAATGTTAAATTAAATAAACGAATAAATGAATTAAATTGGGTTGATGAAGTATTCATTACCCCACCAATGGGCGATGAAGGATTAATGTTAGGTTCGGCCTTACTTGTAATAAAACATTTTAATCCTGAATTTAAACCTGTTCGTTTATCTGATGTTTATTTTGGTAATGAATACACTGAAGATGAAGTAAATAAAGCAGCTAAATCAATTTTAGGTACTTATAATTATGTTCCTTTTAATTTTGATTTTATTATCAGCTTATTATTAAATAAGAAAATATTAGGTTTATATCAAGGTAAAAGTGAACATGGTCCCAGAGCATTAGGTAATAGAACTATTATGTGTGAGGCGACACATCCTGAAACATATGATATAATCAATGGTAAATTGCAGCGTAACGATTTTATGCCTTTTGCTCCTGCTGTATTGGATGAAGATGCAGATCGTTTATTTGAAATTGATAAATCAAAATATACAGCCGAGTTTATGACTATGTTGTACGATACTAAAGATGAATGGGCTGATAAATTACCTACAGTAACTCATCCTAAAGATAAAACAGCACGTATCCAAATAGTAAAACAAAATAGTAATCCATTATTTTATCAGATACTTAAGGAATATAAACAAAAAACAGGTGTTGGATGTTTAGTAAATACATCTTTCAATATTCATAATGAACCTATTGTGGATAAACCTGAAGAAGCATTTACCCATTTGAAAAATGGAGTTATTGATTATTTAGTAACACCGTTTGGTGTTTATAGTATATAAAAATAAAAGGTTATGAATAATACAAAATTAAGTTTTTTTAAAAAAATATACTTGTGGTGGAAATTTGAAGCAAGATATTACCACAAAGATTTTGCACACGGAGTAAAAAACCTAATCCGTTGGTTTCCAGTTATTTGGAAAGACAGGGATTGGGACGATCACTACATTTGGGAGATATGGAAGAAAAAACTAAGCTTCCAAGCCGAACACATTTACAAACACGGACACCACGTCGATAACGTTTACGATGCTGAAAGGATGAGAATATGCGTTCGTTTGATGGACGATATACAACACGAATTCTACTCAAGCGAATTCATGGATTATCACGAATCGAAGATGCACTTTATGCCTTCTGAAAAATATCCGGAATACAGCACGGTAGAAACCACCGAGCTGTGGGAGAAGTTCGATGACTATTTTGCAAAGTATCCCCATGCGTATCGTGAGGTTACAAAAACAAACAGGTACATATTCGATAACGATTCGAAACAAAAGATAGCTATGAATATGGGTTACTATCTACACAAGAAAGCAAACAGGATATTATTTAAACTTTTAGAACGCCACCTTGAATCTTGGTGGGATTAATATTATGAAAAACATTATTTATATATTATTAGCATTGTTGGTTTTCTCTAGTTGTAGAACACCTAAACATGGTTGTATTTGTGATGCAAATGAATGGGATCATTTCCTTCATCATCATTCAACTTACAAGGAAAAAATATTTTATAAACCAACTAAAGTTTATAAGTACCATAAACCTGTTCCTCCTCCTGAACCTAAAATAAAGCAACCTAAAGTTAAAAAGGTAAAAGTTAAACATCACCGTCATCTTAATATAATGACTAAAGTTAAAGTATCATATTCTAAAGACTAATAATGAATAAAATAGAACTGGTGGATAAATATAGAGACAAGAGGGGTATTAATTATATTGACGGGAAATTATGTTGTTTTATAAGTGCTGAAAGATATAATAAAGGGGGATATAGTTCTTTTCTTGATATATTTTGCAGTCATACATTTGATATTATCTTCATAGAGAGAGATGTGTATGGGAAGGTTAGGGAAGATGAACAACTTTGGCAACTGATAATGACTACGTTAGTTACTAAAGGTAAAGATATAAAAGATTGTATATTAGTTTTTTAAAATAAAAAATATGAATAAATTAGATAAACAATACCAAGCATTACTCCAAGACATCTTAGATAACGGAGTTAAAAAAACTGACCGCACAGGAACTGGTACTATATCAGTTTTTGGAAGACAAATACGTCACAAAATGAGTGATGGGTTTCCTTTACTTACAACAAAGAAAATGTACTTTAAAGGAATTGTAACTGAACTATTGTGGTTCTTGCAAGGTGATACAAATATTAGGTACCTTATAGATAATGGTAATACTATATGGGTAGGAGATGCTTATAAAAATTATTGTAAATTTGAACATTATAATCCTGGAACGATTATAAAATCTGATGAAAATGAGTTTGAAAGAGAAGTTATAAAGGTTGATTTAACTCAAGACGAATTTATCAACAAAATCAAAACCGATGATGAATTTGCTAAAAAATGGGGTGAATTAGGTCCTATATATGGTGCACAATGGAGAAATTGGACTAAATTTAAAGAATATAAAGATGCTTTTGAAGTAGATATTTTAGAAGAAAATGAAGATTCAATTTCATTTTCAATGGGTACTAGTGGAATGGTTTATAAAATAGACCAAATCCAAAATCTTATTAATGACCTTAAAACAAATCCAGATTCAAGAAGATTAATGGTTAATGCTTGGAATGTAGGTGAGTTAGACCAAATGGTTCTTCCACCATGTCATTATGGCTTTCAAGTTTATACAAGAGAGTTGAGTTTCGAAGAAAGGTGTGATTATGCCATAAAAGCAGGATGGATGTCTCCTTTGGGTGCGTTTGATTTTCCAGAAACACATTACGCATTGGATGCCTCAAAAACCCCTAAACGAGCAATCTCCCTCATGTGGAATCAACGTTCAGTAGATACATTCTTAGGTTTACCGTTCAACATCGCTTCGTACGGTTTGTTACTTGAGATCATTGCTAAAATGGTTAACATGGTACCAGATGAACTCATAGGCAATCTCGGAGACACACACCTATATCTTAACCACATCGAACAGGCAAAGGAGCAAATCGGTAGAAAGATTTCAATAGATGAAAGAATATCTTTACTAATAAAAGCAATGGGTTATGAATCATATAAAGATGCTGTTTCAAATTTAATACCATTTGGTGGTGGTATGAGCGAGTATTTCGAATCGTTTAAAATACCGTATTATACAAGAGAACCATATTCATTACCAAAATTGGTTCATGGTAAAACAGATGCCTTTTATAAAACTTTATCTGAAGATTTATCTCTGTTTGGGCATTTAGATCCTGAAAATTTCACTGTGGAGAATTACCAGTCCCATCCAGCAATTAAAGCACCACTAAGTAATTAAAATAAATTTGGAGGAGCAAATAAATATTTATATCATAACCAAAAACATTAAATTATGAAGAAATTAGTAATTTTACTGGGAGTTTTAGGTATTTGTTACCTGTTTGTAAACGGCAATACTATTGTATCAAGTTTGCGCGAACAGGCACCAAACAACGAAAATATTTACCTAGCATTAAAGACACTCAACGTTAAATATGCCGACGTTGTTTATGCCCAAATAATGCTAGAAAGCGCCAACTTACATAGTAAGTTATTCAAAACAAATAATAATCTAATGGGTATGAAACATCCTAAAAGAAGAGAAACTACTTCATTGGGAAGCCGTAAAGGTTATGCTAGGTATGAAGATTGGTATTCATGTGTACAAGATTATTTATTATATCAAAATGATATATTAGAGGATAAACATATGTCTAAAAAACAATACATTGCTTATTTAGGTAAAAAATATGCTACTGATAAACATTATATTGCTAAGCTTAAAAATAAAATGAAAGAAAATAAAATTCTAGTAACAAAAATAGATTCAGTTTACTCAAATAATTACTTATGCCAAAATTAAAAATAGACATTTACTGCCATACCTTATGGAGTAGTGAGTTTAAACAGGTTTATTTACCTAGTTTATGTTTTGTTTTAAACACAATGGATCCTGATGATTGGTTTTTTATAATTGGAGTTAATTTATTATGTTGGGATTTAGGTTTTGTAATAGGTAAAAGAAAAAACAAATGCGAGGAAGACCACCAGTAACCGAAGATAATATTCGTCCAAATAAATTTGAGATGCGTTATGAAAATAACGATTCAACAGAGGTATGGAAGTATGATTTGAATAAAAATCCTACTGGTCCTATTGAGGTGATAATCGAATATAAAAAAGATGTTGTTAAGAATTGGGGAAATAAACTAAAAGAAGCCAAAGCACAGAAAAAAGTGGCTAAGCAAATGAAACAAATTCAATCTAAATCAAAGAAAAATGTCCGCAACAAGTAAACATTATGGTGATGTAGGTATATGGATTGAAAAGATTATTGAATCTTGTAAAACTATAGAACAAGCAAATAATTGTTATACATTAGTCCATTCATTTTATAAAAAATATCACCAACATAGTGTATATAATCATTTGTATTTTTTAATGGAAAATAAATATAACGATTTATTACATCAAAAATACAAATTATAAATAGTTAACATTTATCGCGCGATAAATACAATCTCTCGCGGGTCTTTCGCAAATCTTCATAAAAAATGTGGAGAAGCGAAAGGCCCGTCGTATATTTACGTAAATAAAAATAAAAACATGACATTTAATTTCACATTTAAGACAGATGAAGAATATGAAGTAAAAAGAGACTCTACTACTTTTTTTGATTATAATATAGTAAGAATGATAGTGCAACTAGAAGATGGTAGTACATTAGATTTCCCTTGCCATTCTCAAGAAGATTATGAAAATTGTTCCAAAAGATGGGAAGGTAGAATCATTGATGTATATGAAGCTGAACACTACTATGAAATGATGTTCGAATATTAAAAATAAGTTTGGTTACCTAAAAAACAGTTCGTATATTTACGTAAATAAAAATAAAAACATGGCAAAATTATCAAACCAAAGTACAAACGGAACATCATTCCATAGCGACACAGTTACATGCTCTTTAAATGATTTGATAGCAATAATAGGTAAACCTGTACGTTGTTTCGATGATAAAGTAAATTTTGAATGGACATGCGAAACAGATAAAGGAGATGTATTTACAATTTATGATTGGAAAGAATATCGTAGTATTCCAGAAAATCAAAACATAGAATGGCATATCGGAGGACACAATTGGGGTGTTACATACCAAGCCAAAATTGAATTAAACGATATGCTTTATCTAGCTACTAAAGAAGGTAAAATCTAGATAATGGATATAAAAGTAGGAGATAAAATCATATTCAAAAATTCTAAAAAAGATGAAGAATATGAAGTAGCAAAAATAGAAGGTGGATTGATTTGGTATAAAATTAAATACGGAATAGGTCAAACAATAGAATCAAGTATTGAAAAAGTTATTAAACCGAAAAAAAAGTTTATAAAATGAAAAAGTATAAAGTAGCTTTACTAAATTCATTAGGTGAAACGGTGTTAGAACATTATTTACTAGCAGCAAATGATGAATCAGCAAGAGTCAAATGTGAAATACTAGTAAAAGAAGCTAAAGATAATTCAGTTGTTGGATATAAATTGTTAAACTAAAAATAAAATTTTATAAAATGGGATTAGATACATCACACAATGCATGGCATGGACCTTATAGTTCATTTAATTCGTGGAGAACATTAATTTGTGAAAAAGCCGGATTAGGTTACCTTAGAAACTATATTGGTTTTGAAGGTGAAAAACAATGGGATGAAAATCATCCATTAGTACCACTATTAAACCATTCAGATTGTGACGGTGAAATTAAATGGGAAGATTGTAAAGGTATAGCCGTTGCTTTAACTGAAATACTACCTAAATTAGAACCAGAAGATTTGTATAATATTGGTAAAACAGAGGATTTTATTAATGGTTGTATAGATGCTTATAAGGCACAAGAAAACATTGACTTTCACTAAAAACAAATATATGCTAAATTTTATTAAACGAAACAAGAAAAGTAACCCAATGCCACCAATGACATTTACAACAGTTCATCCGGATACTACTCTAAATTTAGATGAATGGAAACAACATTTGAATGTTAGTGGTAAATTTACATATTTGGAAGATTCAGAATGGCTCCAAAAAGTAAGAAAAAGAGAAAATCTTTTTGCAAAAACTTGGAAACCCGAAGATGAGTTAGTATGTTGATAGGGTATTAAATAAGTAATCAAATAAAAAGTTATAGTTATGAGTTATCAAACTAAGGTACGTGCGAATTACCTTAACCGCACAAGTAAATTGTCATTTTTTACAGCCCGCCAACGTCAAGGAGATGTTAATCGTATTGCTGAAAACACTGGTTATTCAACCTCCCACATCAGCAATGTATTAGCTGGTCGTCGTTCAGTTCCAGCACCTATGGCTAATGAAATGTATAACATTAGCCGACGTAGAGAAAAAAATAGCGAAATTTTTGCTTAATTCTTTTCGAAAAAATCGCTATTAGTATTTGGAGGAGCAAAAGCTCCTCCTTATTTTTACCTAAATAAAACATATAAAAATGTCAAACAATAACAGCACAAGTAACAGATTAGGATTAGGAACAATATTATTCCTCATATTCCTTATTTTAAAATTAACCAATTTAATAACATGGAGTTGGTGGTGGGTATTTTCACCTATTTGGATACCTATTGTAGTATTAGGATTTATGGTATTATTATTACTAATAAAAAATCTACTATAATGAAGATATTGAGACCAGAGGTATTAAATTATATCTATACACAAACACCAGGTGGTTTGTTTCAGATATTTGATCAGATATATATGCAAGCCCTAAACATAACACCAGATGAATTAGATATTTTAGCCGAAAAAATGAATGATGATGAATTGGAAGATTGGTCACGGTTAACTCAAGAACATCTTCCATTCAGTAAAAGAAGACAAATAATCAAATTTAGAAACAAACACTTAAATTATTTCTATGAAAAAAGTATATGAGTATTTAGCAGTGGCTTTGGCATTGTTTGGTATGTATAATTTATTTACATTAACCGAAGGATGGATACATGGTAAACCAGTAGATGTAGCCAAAGTATGGATATGTGGCGGTTCTACTATTTTAGTATATATAATCAATAAAATACTAGAAAAACAAAATAGAAAATAGTTGGTTGTTTAAAACAAGGGTTGTATATTTACAACACGGAAAAAATAATATGAAACTAATACTAAATAAAGGACAACGACTCTGGTTTACGAGCGATACACACTACAACCATTCAAATATCTGTTCAGCTACTACAAAGTGGACTGATGCCGAAGATATGACTCGTGCTTTTAATTCATTGGAAGATATGAATAAAACATTAGTTGAAAATATAAATTCATGTGTTGAAGTAAATGATGTTTTGATTCATTTGGGCGATTGGTCTTTTGGTGGTTTTGATATGATTGAAGAATTTAGAAAACAAATCAAGTGCAAAAACATTCATTTGATACTAGGTAATCACGATAATCATATCCAAAACAACAAGAATAACGTACAATCTCTGTTTAGTTCTATTCACGAATATTTGTATTTGGATTTGAGAATACCAGCTGGAAAAGAAGTAAACAAATTTAGAATGGTTTGTATGCATTATCCTCTAGCTAGTTGGAACGGAATGAATGATGGTGTTGTTCACCTTCACGGACACGTTCATCTTCCTAAAGATCTTAGAGTGGCTAAAGGTAAAGCAATGGATGTTGGTGTTGACGGAAACGATCTATACCCAATTGAATTGTTTCAAATATTGAATATTATGAAAACACAACCGGTTATGAGCTTGTCATTGCCAAAAGATCATCACGTTAAAAGAGTAGCACCAGTTGAAGAAAAAGGAGGACATTATGGATGTTAATAAATTAGAAGAATTCCTTAAAAGTGAAGAAGGACAACGTTCTATGGATAAATGGGTTATGGATCTTGTAAATAAAAAAGAACATCTAAAACGTTGGGTTGAAAAGTTTAAAAAGTGGGCAGAACCAAATATAGATGCTGCTTTAGAAATACTAATCACCAAATATGACTCTTCAGAATATGTTAAACGAGAATATAAAATCGGATATGAACCAAGAGAAGAATTTCTTTGGTTAGCTTTCGAGTATGCTAGAATATATTGTAAACCTTGTGAAGATGAAAAATATTTTAATATGTTTACAGGAGAGGCTTATTATATAGGTTCATATGTAATTCAATCAATGCATGGTCAAGGTTCTGTTATAAGAATTGATAAAATATAAAATTAAAACAATGGATAAAATATTATATCTTACAAGAGGTCTTCCAGGATCTGGAAAAACAACTCTGGCTCATCAATTAACAAATTCACATTCTATTTGTGAAGCAGATAAATTCTTCTATGATAAAGAAGGTAATTATAATTGGGATGGAGATAAACTAAATGAGGCTCATAATTGGTGTGTAAGTGAAGTTAAAGTTCGAATGATGGATAATGCTAGAAATGAACAATTTTATCCTATAATAGTTGTTTCAAATACTTTCACTATGGAAAGTGAAATGGAGCCTTACATAGAACTAGCTAAAAAATATGGTTATATAGTAATTTCATTAATATTGGAAAATAGACATGGCTCTGTATCAAAACATAACGTTCCTATTAAATCTTTGAACAAAATGGAACAAAGATTGCGACAAAATATAAAACTTCGTTAAAAAAGTTTGGAGGGGCGAATACCCCTTCGTACATTTATGTAAGTAAAAATAAAAACATATGATATTAAACCTAGCATATCCTGAAGATTCTCAGGTAAATTTTCAAATATCTCAATTTCCAGATGGGCAACAATCTTTAACTATCCTTTCAGGTGTAGGACCTGAGGATTGTATTATTATAGGTTCCCATTTAAATTCATTTAAAGATTTAGAATTAATAATCTGTGCCAATGTGGCTTTAAAAGAAATGGGAGTTAAAAATATTGAATTGTATGTTCCTTATTTTCTAGGTGCTCGTTCAGATAGGAAATTTGGTGAAGGTGGATTTAACTATTTAAAAACTGTTATTTGCCCTATAATCAATTCTCAAAATTTTAGTAAAGTAATAGTTTTAGACCCACATTCAGATGTACTTGAGGCTTGCTTAAATAATTTTGAAAAAAGAAGCAATATAGGAGTTGTATCTCATGCTCTTCAAGGCATTGATGCTGAAAAAGAAGATACAGTAATTATATCTCCTGATGCCGGTGCATTAAAAAAGATATACGATATTGCTAAGGTATTTGACTTACCAAATGTAATTACAGCAGGTAAGGTTAGAGATATTCCAACAGGTAAAATATTAAAAACTGAATTGCCTAATATTACTCAATTTGAAGGTAAGAAATTCCTTATCATAGACGATATTTGCGATGGAGGTAGAACGTTTATTGAACTAGCGAAAGCAATTAAAGAACAACTCCCTGATGCTGAATGTTATTTATGTGTTACTCATGGTATTTTTAACCAGGGATTTGATGAATTATCAACTTATTTTAAAAAAATCTATTGTACAAATAGTGTAAAAGATTTTAATTGGAAACCTTTTATTAATCAACTAAATGTATTTTAATTATGGACTTAACAAATAAATACGTTACCCGTCTTAGGAAAGAGTGGGAACAATATGGAAAAATTATAGTTGCAGTAGACTTTGATGACACTATTTCTCCTTGGAAATTTTCAAAAGAAGAACTTCAAGACACAGTAGACTTAGTAAAAGAAGTACAACAAACCGGAGCTTATATTGTTATATTTACAGCCTGTTCTCCAGATAGATATGAAGAAATTTCATCTTATGTTAATTCTTTAGGTATTAAAGTAGATGCTATCAATCAAACACCAATAGAGATACCTTATGGTAATCATAATAAAATCTATGCCAATATCTTTTTAGATGATCGCGCAGGACTTGAAGAAGCCAAAAAAATATTGCGAGAATGCATGTATCTTCAAAGAAGCTTTAAAAGATCGCAAATTACTTTGGACGAAGTTGGATAAAAATTTGGCTACCTCAAACATTAGTCGTATATTTACGTAAATAAAAAATTAAAAAATTATGTTTAAACCAGTTAGTTTATTTTACACAGACGGATATAAGATTGGCCACAAGAAAATGTTAGCCCCAGGAACTACAAAATTATATGGTACTTGGATTCCTCGTAGCACAAAATATGCTCCTACCGGTGTTACAAAAATAGTATCGTTTGGTCAACAGCTTGTAGTTCGTTGGTTAAATGATGAGTTTACAGAACATTTTTTCAACCAACCAAAATCAGTAGCAACCCAATTTGGTAAAGATATGTCAATGTATCTTGGAATGGATTATGATGCTACCCATTTTGAAGCACTTCATGATTTAGGTTATTTACCTATTCGAATCAAAGCATTACCAGAAGGTATTGAAACATTACCTAATGTTCCTCATATGACATTCATCAATACAGTAGATGGTTTTGCGTGGTTAACTTTATATTTGGAAACGATTATATCTTCATTAGCTTGGAAACCTTCAACATCAGCCACTATTGCTCTACAATATCGTAGGAATTTAGTTCAATGGGTTATGAAAACAGATCCGGCTAACGCGTGGTTGATTCCTTTCCTCGCACACGATTTCTCTGCTCGTGGTTTATCTCCTTGGGACATGTTATCAAGCGGTTTAGGACATGCTACTTCGTTTAGAGGTTCTGATACCATTATTTGTATTCCTGGTGCTCGTTATTTTTATAATGAACCTGAAAATGAAGTTTGTATCAATTCGGTAAATGCTTCTGAACATAGCGTTTCAACAACTAAAATCTTTACAGTTGGTGAACAACAAATGATTGCAGATTGGTTGGTTGATTTTCCTAAAGGAATATTATCAATTGTATCAGATACGTTTGATTTGTGGAAGTTGATTACCGAATACTTACCTGCAAACAAAGAAGCAATCATGGCTCGTGATGGTAAGTTGGTTATCCGTCCTGACTCTGGTGATCCGGTTGATATTATTTGTGGGTTAAACACTAAAACTAAGGTTGAATATTTTCAAAATGCTGATGCTCCAGATGTTAAAGGTGTAATCGAATTACTTTGGGAAATCTTCGGTGGTACAATCAACGAACAAGGTTACAAAGTTCTTGATCCACACATCGGAGCCATTTACGGTGACTCAATTACATTGGAACGTCAAATTCAGATTTATGAAAGGTTAGCGGCTAAAGGTTTTGCTTCAACTAATATTGTACTCGGTGTTGGTTCTTATACATACCAAATGAATACTCGTGATACTTTAGGTTTTGCTGCTAAAGGTGCCTGGTTTGAAGTTGAAGAAGAATACGATGCCACTCCAGAAGAACATGGAGAACCAGTTGTTGATTTTTATATACCTGGATTTAATAAAATAGGTTACGACATCTACAAAGATCCAGTAACCGATTCAGGTAAAACAAAGAAATCTTTGAAAGGTCTTATCATGGTAGATGAAAATCTTGAAGTACACACCCAATGTACACCTCAACAAGAGGCTCAAGGTTTATTACAAACCATTTATATGGATGGTAAATTCTACAATCAAACAACATTAACTGAAATTCGCGCTAAACTTGAAAAGCTATGAAAGAACAATTTGTTACATACGAAATAGCTATAATCTTAAAAGAAAAAGGGTTTAATGAAGATTGTTTAGGTGTATATATCGATAAAGAATTAACTATAGGTTTACCGGAAACTACATTAAATGTAATTACTAAATATTATGATATTCTTGAAAAAGAAGAATATTTATTAGCTCCATTATGGCAACAAGCAATTGATTGGTTTAGAGAAAAACATCGTTTTATTATAACTATAGATTTTTTAAACAAACAAGAATCATTACACCCTAACGATCCAGAATGGACATCAGAATTATATAATATGGATAACTTTCATTATATCATAGCTGAATACGATAGATACTCATACGAAGACGCAAGACAAGTAACTATTGAACATGCCTTAACATTGATTTAATATGGTAATAAAAATCTTTATAGCAATAGTAGTAACACTTATACTTTTACCTAATTTTAAAAAAAATGGAAAATAACAATAGCGTTTGCTTCATAGCAAAAATAAACGAAATAAAAGAAATACCGGGAGCCGACAATATCGAACAGGCAATGGTAGGCAACTGGTCTTGCATCATCAAAAAAGGAGCTTATGCTGAAGGTGGTTTAGTGGTTTGTGCTACTACAGACGCTGTTATACCTGAAGACTTGGCCGAAAAGATGAACGTAACAAACTACTTACGTAAGGGCAACCGTGTGCGTACAGTAAAGCTTCGTGGTGTTTATTCCGAGTGTTTGGTTATACCTTTTGAAATCGGAGACGTTATGACTAAAGACGAGTTACACGAAGGTAAAGACATGATGGCTATATTGGGTATTATAAAGTTTGAACCTCCCGTAAAGCAAATTCAACTCGCTTCAGGTAAAAAGATACGCTATAGTGAAAATCCAAATTTTCATATATATTATAAATTTCCAAATCTTAAAAACGTATCATGTATGTTTACAGAAGAGGACTCGGTTCAAATCACACGCAAGATACACGGCACTTCATCTAGGTATGGTATAGTGAAAAAGAATAAATTATCTTTTTGGGATAAATTCAGAAAGTTCTTTAGGATAGCTAATGAATGGATTGATTACGAGTTTGTAGTAGGTTCACATAACGTTGAAAAGGGATCCGATTCTCAAGGTTTCTATGATACAAATGTTTGGTATGAAATAGCCAACAAATATAAGATCAAAGAAAAGCTTTGGGATTATGTAAAAAAGTATATGTCTTTAGAAGAACTAGGTTCTGGTGTTGTAATATATGGTGAAATCTATGGAGCCGGTATTCAAAAGGGTTATGATTATGGTCTTAAGGATATTCAATTTGCTGGATTTGATGTTATGGAAAATGGGCAATATTTGAGTGCATTTAATACTCTTCTTGTTTTAAAATGTATGATAGATTTACCTCATGTCCCTGTATTATACGATGGTCATTGGTCTCAAGAAATTCAAGATAAGTATGTATTTAATAACTTTATTGAAGGTACAAAAGTACCACACGAAGGTATTGTTATCAAGCATACTTCAGGTAATCGTTTTAAAGTCGCAAAAGTGATTAATCCAGACTATTTAATTTATGGAGAAAAACATGATATAGGAGACTCACACTAAAATTAAGGTTATGTACAGAAAAGATGGTGAACGTGATATGCGTTTTAAAGAAAACAAGGATTGGGCTAGCGGTTTAACAATGCTAGCCTATATCCTTATAATAGGGGTTGTATTATATTTAGGTTGGCAAGGTATATTTAAATTATTTTCAAATCGAAAAAATGATGATAGGCCTTTAATAGTAGCCGGTATTCATAGTTTGATTTTAATAATCATATTTGTGTGTGGATTTGTTACTGACGGAGATACACAAAAATGGTTTATCGGCGCTTTTGTATATTCTATTATGCATAGTATTATATTTACGTTAATTGGGTTTGTACTTAATATGGTAATTAAAGATAAATAACTACTATTGCGCAGATAAATACAATCTCTCGCGGATTTTTTTACAAAAAACGTGGAAAAGCGTAAAACCCGTCGTACATTTACGTCAATAAAGAATTAAGGTTATGAAACAATATACAATAGAAGAAATCCGCAATTACATTAAATCTCAAGACAGTTTAGGTGATGTATTATACAACTTAACAGAGGAAAAAATAGACGAAGCCAACAAAGTGATAGAAATAGTTGGCTGTTTAGAGACTGTAGATAATTGGGGTAGAGAAGAACAATATGACGCCCAAGAAACATATAAGTTACTAACTAACCCCGATGAATGGACTGATGATCAAAGATTTTATGATGAATGTAATAGATGTTTCTTTATTGAAGAATTAATTGGTAAAAAAATTAAAGTAGGTCCATTTACCTTTACCTTAACCGAAGATTAATATAATATTATTTGGTTATTTAAAAATAAATTCGTACATTTACGTAAATAAAAAATTAAGGTTATGAATAAAATTACACTACAACAACAACTCGAAGCATTTGATAAAGGAATCATTTTAGATTTTGATGGTAATGTAGATGAAAATTATAATTTTTATGATTGGTTTTGTAAAAGAACCTCACTAAAAGCAAAATCGGAAAAACTTTTTAAAATAGTAAAACGTTGGGCTAAAAATAAAAATATAGATACTACTAAGTTCTATTGTTTTTTTAAAAATAACTGCCCTCTTAACGGACCATTATACGATGATTTTAGAATATGTGATATTGAAACAGGTGACGTTATGTGGACTGTAATTCCTAAAAGTGGATTTACAAATCAAGCAGAAATTTGGGGTTATCCAAACGATTTTAAAGGCCCTATTGTTACAGGTAAAAATATGAACGAAATCTTTAAACAATCCTTTTAATATGAAATTTGAATCAGGAAAAGAATACGCTAAAGCATTAGTTAATGGTATAGTACAATCCGAATCAGAAACACCAGCCGAATCAAGGATTCCAGATGAATTGTTGGAATATTTTTTCAAAAATATTGAAGATTTATGTGATCAAAAATATTATAATTACATAGTTGGTGCCGTTGAAAGTTATATTTTAACAGATACAGAATTGGAAGAAGCGTTTAATAGTGCTAACCAATCATATATTGAAGTAATATTAGATGGTTTGGTTGATAAAAATATGCTTGAAGTTTCTGTTGGTGAAGGTGGAGATATACTTTATGGTTTAACTCCTCAAGGTGAACAAGTTGTTAAAAAACTAAATCAAAATCCTTTGGAAAATTAAAATATTAGTCGTACATTTACGTTAATAAAAAAATAAAACATGCTCGAAGGTAAAAAAGTAAATTGGGGTAAAAAACAAGAAATAGCTGTTGCTACTGCTGAAACAAAGAAATCAGGTACCACAGTTAAAGTATCTAAGCTAATAGATAAACTAGAGGAGTTTCTAGCACTATCTGAAATAGCTTATGAAAATAAACCAACATCGGAATTATATGGTGTTATTACCTCTACTAGAATTAATTTAGCAGAATTAAATAGATTAAACTAAATCATATGATAGTAATATTATTAATTGCCTTATACGTAGCATGCGTTTTGTATATGCGAAATTGGATTAAAATAGCTCATTCTAAAGATAGAAGATTTAAAATAGCTCATTCTAAAGATGGAATATTTAGTAATTTAGATGTGGAGTTTATGGATTTCTTTTATACATTTATGCCTATAGCTAATACAGTATGTTCTTTTGTATTTTTCTTTATATCACCTTATGAAAATAAGCCATATAGAAAACCGATTAATTATAATAAAATTTTTGGAGTTAAAAAATAAAAGAATATGACAACACTATTAGTAATCGTACTGTACGTTTTAAATGTACTATTGAATCGCTGGATGTATTTTGTACTGTGTAAACACGATGATGATTGGTATCCGAATCCGCCTTTTATATTTACCCTGTTTCTCGGTCCTCTCGGAACAGTTGTAGTAGGCATGTTTTTATTAAATTATGCAAAAAATTCATTTTTTACACCACCTCACTTAAGAGATAAAAAATAAAGTTATGAAAAATACCATTATATATTTATTATTGTTTTTTGTAATATTATATCTATTATTTGCTTTTGTGATTAATGATTTTAATTTTACAAAATGGAGTGAAGAAGCAAGGTTTGGTGTAGCAGCAATTTGGGCATGTTTTACTCCTCTTATAATTGTTTTTGTAAAAGACCATAATTTGTAAAAAACCATAAAAAATAAAGTTATGAAAAAGATATTATCAATATTATTACTAACGAGTTTAGTAACATCGTGTGGACCAGGAACTTCACTTAGAGATACCTCAAACTATGAAATATTAGTCGGCTCGGGAAATTCTATGGTGGTTTATTTTACAAATTCATATACCTTGGATTCAAACAAATGCATTTCGTTTAACGCTTTAGACGAAGGTGGGTTGGTTAAAATTTGTGGAAGTTATACCCTTTTAACGCTTAAATAAAATAAAACAATAAAGTTATGTCGATTATTAAACAAGGTAGTCAATACACATTTGCTGATATCACTGCTAGTTATGAAGTACTGCCTAAGGGAGTGTATTTGATGAAACAGGATCAACAGGGAAACTTCTACCTAACACAGAAAGAGGATTTCGTTATGCCTAAAAAAATCTATGGCGATCATTCCATCACTAAACGTTGGTTGAAGTCATATAATGAGAACTCTGAAAAGAATATGGGTATTATCTTATCTGGTATTAAAGGTTCGGGTAAAACCATTACTGCACAACAGTTTTGTATTCAATCAGGCTTACCAGTTGTTATTATTAATGAACCTTTCTCAGGACAGAATTTTGTTGATTTTTTAACAAACCCTAAACTTGGTAAATGCGTTATTTTCATTGATGAATTTGAAAAGATATATCCTGATAGTGGTAGGGATTCAACTAACGCAAACGAGTTGTTGTCTTTGATGGACGGTAACTTCGCAACGCGCCTTATATTTTTACTTACTGTTAACGAGTTCAGGATAAACGAATACCTTGTAAACCGATTAAACCGTATCAAGTACCGTAAACACTACGAAGATTTAGATGAAAGCGTGGTTAGTGAAGTAATAGAGGATTTGCTTATAAACAAAGCACATACCGACTCCATATACCAATTCTTTGATAGGATAAATATGTGTACTTTTGATTTGCTAGTTAATATAATCAAGGAAATGAACTTATTTGGTGAAGATGCTATATCATGTGGTAAACATCTAAACCTAAAAAGCGAAAATAAGTATTACGAGGTATTTGAAATATTTAAAGGTAAAGAATATCCATGCAATACTATAAATATGTGTGCTGGTGAAACTGAATTAGAAATTGAAAGAACAACAACTAATTATCTACCAGAACCTGATAAAGATTACCATTATATAACAATATCATTGATAGATTATCCACTTAAGAAATTATCAAATAAAACATCTATATTAAAAGCTAAAGATGTTGATGGTAAAGATGTGGAATTTAAATTAAAAGCACGTAGTTTTAATACTATGGTATTTTAATAAGAATAGTCAGGTGGCGGAATGTTAGACGCTATTAATCTTTGTTTTTAGTTCAGACGGATAGGCAAACGTAACATAAGACAGTGGAATATATTCTAGGATACGAAAGCCAAAGTTACTAGACAAACTGTTAAAAAAAATCTGAACGTGTGGGTTCAAGTCCCACCAGAATGGCATGAATTAAAAGCTAAAATAGAAAAATTAGAAAATGAAAATGAAAACATATCAAGGTAAAATAAGGAATTTAGAACCAAACCAAGTATTTTGTTTTGGCTCTAATCCACTCGGAATTAACGGTTCGTTAAGAACTGGTAAGGGTGGATCAGCTTTATTTGCCTTAAAAAAAGGTTGGGTTAGACAAGGTGAAAGAATGAATAATTGTTTATCTTCTTGTGGTAAAGCATGGGGTATAGTCACCGTGACTGGACCTGGAAAGAAAAAATCTAAAACTCCGGAACAAATACAAGCGAATATATTAAAATTATATAGACATGCAGAAGCTAATTTTGGACAAGAGTTTTTAATTGCTTATACTGGAATTAACAATTATAATTTAAATGGGTATTCTAATAAAGAATTAGCAAAAATGTTTTCAACTTTTCCAATACCTGATAATATAGTATTTGAAGAAGAATTCAGCACATTATTATGAGCACCAAAATATACAATGCCGTTAGAATATCTAAAAAACTAGATAAAGAAGCAAAAAGTGGGATGAATTAAAATTAAAAATACAACAATATGAGTGAAGTATTAACAGAATTACTAAAACAACGACAAGATGCTCAAAACAAACTATACCAATTGGGTAAAGACGCAGTGCATCAACAACATGAAATAGCAGAAACTATCAAATCAATTGATAAAGCTATTACATCCATAAGCAATCATTCAGAGTACGATAAAGAATATGACGAAGATATTCACGATTAGTGAAATAGATATAATCTCTCGCGGGTTTTGTGTAAATCTCTATAAAAAGTTTGGAGAAACATAAAACCCGTCGTACATTTACGTCAATAAAGAAATAAAAAATAAACAAAATGATACACGAATTAAAAACATTACCACAATATTTTCATCGAGTTTTCACAGGTGAAAAAACATTTGAAATACGTAAAAACGACAGAGATTTCCAAACAGGGGATGTATTACTTTTACAAGAATATCTACCAGAAGATGAAATATACAGTGGTCAAACAATCCGTGCTTCAGTAACCTATATCTTACAAGGTGGACAATTTGGAATTGAGCCGGGATATTGCGTTTTAGGAATCAAAGTATTTGGTGTAAATAAAAAATAATTCCAAACCAACCGAAATCGGGGTAATTAAAATGATAAACTATGTTTAAAAAGAAATACACAAAATGGATGCCATTAGGTAATTATAGTTGGGCTGGGGTAGATTTCATAGTCTTTGTACGAAGAAATATGAAAAATGGACTTTGCCAATTCAAAACAATACGAGTTCACACACGTTTTCGATTAGATTTAGTACCCAACGTATTGCCATCAACTTTAATAGACACTCGTAAAGCATGGAACGAATTAATTAACCAATAAAACATAAACTATGCACAAAGAAATTGATATCGATATAGTTGCTAAAGGCGAGGAATTGTACCCAATTGATATACACGGTGTGTCAGCTGATGTTTATGAAGGGCGTGAAGAAGAAATGGATTATAACTTTCAAGAACGCCAAGCCTACCAACAAGGCGCAATGGATGAACGCCAAAGAATAAATGAAGAAATATCCAAAATAGAAAGTTGGATAACAGAAAATAGACCACACTTAACAGGCTTAGGCGCATTAACCGCTATGTTAAAACAAGTTAAGGCAGTTGAAACATTACCTTTACAAATCACTAAATCAAACTAAAATTAAACATATGGGATTCAATTACAATTTAGGAGACGACCAAATGCGAATGATTAATAAATTTGGTAAGGTAAGTAAAAATAATAATGATGAAACAGATCGTAACAGTCCACGTTTTGATCCAACTACTTTACCTTTAAAAGAACAATTAGAATGGTTTGAGGAAAAGAAAGCAAAAGCCGCAGAAGCAAAATATAAAGCAGCTGCTGAAGCTAGATCAGCTAAACCAATTGTACGAACTACATTACGTAAATAATTACATAATATGAAAGAAAAACTATCGGACAAATTAATGATGTGTTGGATGAATATTTCCAATTAGATCAACTTAGATTTATTGACAAATGGGTGAGAGACCCTAACAATAAATGGAAACAAGAAAGGGTTGATAAAGCTATTAACCTATTAGACGAATATAGAGAAAAACGTGCTAATCTAATCAAAGAAGATAAAGAAAAAAACGGAATGGCAATGGCGGGGCGACTACAAACAATACCACTATAATAAATCCAGATACAACCAACGCCCATACACCAAACGAGATAGATAATAAAATAAATCAACTATATACACCGACGAGGAAAACACCCAATGATATAGATGATATAACACGAGTAAAACGCCCAACTAGTAGATAGATAGCAATAACCGAATGGGTGAGGATCGACGTTGTTTTAGGCCTGTAATGTGTGACCAACGGTGGGGAAACGGGTGGGTGAATGGGTGGGTGAGGGTATAGTATGTGGAAGTTATATGGCGGAACGTGGAGATGGTGATTTTCGCGGAGATAACCCTTTTTCCTCGCGCATCCAACCACCTCCGATCGATAAAGTATATACGAGAATCGCGTGGAAATGCGATTTTCTTGTCGTATATTTACGTCAAATAATAAAAAACATGAAAAAATTAACTGGATTAGAAATGATTATGTTGGCCTCTATGGTGATAGTTGGAACAGGAGTGCTATGGTTTATAATGTTTCTAATAGCTTTGGTGGGATAATTGCGATTTTCCCATATCTTCCCATATGTATAACCGATAAGCGAATTCGACTTTGGGATAACGCTGGTTTCCCCAACAAAGTAGCACGGCCTAGGCACGCAAAATGTTATAGCTTAATATTATCATGAGGTCGGACGGATAAATCCTCACAATAACGTTCAAAGAGAATAGGCAGCTCAACATAATGTCTCAGGAATAGATACCTGGTCAAATGCTCTAACGGTAAAAAATTTAAAACTTGCATATAAATGCAGGCTATCATACTGCTCGGCACGATAAATAAACCTTATCACAGAAATATTTGGTAAATCGAAACACCGGTCGTATATTTACGTCAATAAAGAAATAAAGCGATATGAATATACAAGAATTAAAAGAAAAAGTGGTATTAACAGCCGAAGAGCGTGATTTGGTAAATTCAGTAAACCCGGAATGGGTTGAAGAGTTTTTGTTTCACCATTCATGGAATAACACTTATCTAAATTTATCTGTATATTCAGAAGTTGAACATGACCGACGTCAGTTTGAAATGGAAACGGGTATTTTTTAAAAATAGTTTGGTTACCTGAAGAAATGGTCGTAGATTTAACACATAATAATAATAACAATAAAAATAAAACAGTTATGAAAAACACAGAAACACAATCAGTAAAACGCGGTCGTCCAGTTAGCACAAATAGTGCTCGTCAAGCAAGATTAGCAGCATGGGAAGCTAAACGTGCTAGCGGAATGGAAGTAAAACGCGGTCGTCCGGCTAAAGCAAAAACAACAAACGATGCTCCTAAAACACCGGAAATGCCTGTTGCTCGTAGGAAATCAGCAGTAAACAAAAACACAGATGTGGTAGTGATAGATAATATCAACCCAGAAAATAATTAAAGATACATTCAGTAAGCAGGGGCAAAGTCTGAATTAAAACAAAATGTTGCCCATATAGTCAGGTGGTGGAATTGGATAGACACAACCTCGCTCGGAGGTATAAGCGCAAACTTACAGGTTCGAATCCTGTCCTGACTACAGATACTCTAACAGGCGCCAACCTGTCCCTATGGCGGGGCTAAGTAGAGTCAGTATTTTAAAACATAAAAATCAAAAAATAGGGCCTTTGTTTTTTATTATAATACGTTCCGGGCCGGTGCCGGGGTAAGATCTGGTGCCGGCCGTACGGCGTATATATTATGATAGTATTAGGATACCACGCGCGCTGATGTCCATCGATACGGCGGGCGGTGGAGAAAAGGATTAGATTAAAAGACAGAGCCTCTACAAATCCTCCACCACCGATTGTATATACCTATATACTACCCCCATTCATGGATTGGTTTTTCGAAATGGCAAACTTTTCTAAAATCCACAAAAAACAAAAAGAAAGATCTTTATAAAAAATTTGGAAACCACAAAATATATACGTATATTTAAGTATAAATTAAAACAATATGAAAAAATTCGATTTACAAACAGCATTAAATCATCCCGAAAAAGTAACAGATAGTTGTAACAATAAATTTGTAAAATTCTATCTTATTAAAGAATTAAAAAAACAAACCCAATTAATAGGAATACAAGAGGATGGTTGTGGGATGTGGTATACTGAAAAAGGAAATGTATATCATAATTCTATATCAAATTTTGATTTATGTATGCGCCCAGAAGAAAAAGTGAGTTATGTAAATGTTTATGAAAATGGTGATACGGGACCAGCCCATGATTCTATAGAATTAGTTAAAAAAAATATGGCTACGGGAGAGGTTGTGTTATGTATTTTAAAGATCACTATCACAGATGGTAAGGATGTAACTACAGAAATCGTTCACAAATATTAATATGAAAAAACTTATACTAATACCGTTATTGGCTTTATATTCCAGTATTCAAGCCCAGTGTGTGGTTGCTTTACCAACGGCTTTTACGCCAAATAAAGATGGTTTAAATGATACTTTTAAAGCCATTGGAAGTGGTTATATAGTTCACGATTTTATTATCTTTAACCGTTGGGGAAACAAGGTGTTTGAATCAACAAACAATATGGGTTGGAATGGTGTAACCAATGGAATAGAACAAGATCCGGGTGTATATATGTACTATCTAGTGTATGATTGTAATGGTGAGGAAAAATATATAAAGTCAACAGTAAATCTAATTCGATAAAATTATGAACATAGTAGAAACACCAGGGCAATATGGCACTGTTAAAAAATCATACGCAAATGTTGATTTAAAATATAAAAACTTCGCCAAACAAGTAAGAGTGTTACCAGCACCTTACTTTGACCAGCCCCACGTTTATTTCACCTTAAAAGCGATTCATGAGCCGGGTGAAAAAGGATGGCCAAAAGGAGGAATTGAGGTTTACAGTGATGGAGGAGGAGTTTATAACTATGAATTAGATCAAGTTATAGTACATCCGTATGTTTTGGGTGTTAAAAAGTTTGGTCCCGAAAAAGAACCAAAACCGGAAAATACAACAAGCAAATATGTTGCAACCGGTGGTAAAAGAGGTCGTAAACCGTTGGATCCGGAAACCAAAGCTCAACGCGAAGCCGATAAAGCTCAACGAGCAGCAAAAAGTGGAGGAAAACGCGGTCGTCCTAAAAAGAAATAGTAGTCATGTTTTGTTTTTGAAGAGGTCTTTTCTAAGACCTTTTCGCATCTACCCAATATATACGTATATCTTGCTGTTAGATCAAAATTATTAAAATATTTATATAAGTAATAAATTAAACCCAGAATGCTTCGTTTATCTAAAACAAAGTTTAGACGCATATCCAATCAAATATTGGATTTATGCCCTCACTATATGGGTTACCCTCATATGTCTAAATCTGTGTTTATTTTACCGAAATTAAGCATTCATTATAGTGATGTTCCGTGGTGTGGTGTGTTTCATAATTATGATTTGATTATTAGAATATATCCTCGTCGTATCAAATCTAAAATGGATTTGGTTCGAACTATAATACATGAATATACTCATTATGTTCAGATGTATAATTCTCCGAGAATGGATCATAGATATACAAAATTAAATGATTTGCTGGGATATAAGGATAATCCGTTTGAAATTGAGGCTAGGGAAAATGAGATTAAACATATGCGCAAGGTATATGCAAGAGTGGCTCATATATTTTAGTATATACGTATTTAAGTGGAGGGGAGTATGTAATGCAGCATTGCGGGGTTGAAAATATATAATATTTATAATAAAAGAAAAAATTATGGATTACCCTAAAATTGTAAACGGCGCCCTTACTGTGGTTGCTGAATTTGAAGAAGGATGTTTAGATCCTCTTAGTCTTTATTCTATTGCTTTCATTAATGGTGAAGGTGGAATTTCTTTCTATGGTGCAGAAACTGATGCTGAATTTGTAGCTTTGGCTAATCATTTAGGTGGTTCATGTACTGATGTTGCTAGTGCTACTGCTTATGTACATAGTTTAGGACATAAACCGTTTTTCAACGGTACAGCACTGTAAAGGCTTTTGAAATTTATGGAAAAATGTGTGGAGGAGCGAAAGCTCCTTCGTATATTTACATAAATAAAAAGCTTATGAAAAATTTAAATTTTATTCCACTTAACAACGATGTGAACAAATTAATTGCTTTTACACCTTCATTAGATGGTGGATGGCGGAAAAACCAAAGGATTGAATCTAAACCTTTTTATACTGAAACATTGGATGTTGTAAAAATGTTACAAAAGGAAGGATGGAGAGTAGATGGTTCGTATGAAAATAGAAATAAAGCATCTCGTAAAATAGGTAAACATTGTGTTCGTTTATCTCATCCTGATTTAGGAATAAAAATTCAGGGTAAAAATGAAGGTTTTGCTAGTATGTACTTAACTAATAGCTGTAATGGTTCATCTCCATTAAATATGGATTTTGGAATGTATCGCCAAGTTTGTTCAAATGGTTTAGTTGTTAAAGATATTTATGCTGATTCAAAAATCAAACATACTGAAAAAGATTATAATCGTTTACCTCAAATTATTGCAGGTTTGGAATCTAAGATTCAACCTATGTTTCGAAAATTTGAACATTTAAAAAATGTTACTTTAACAGATAAACAAATGAGAGATCTTGCTAAAGAAGCATCACTTATTCGTTTTGAACAAGATCATAAAATCAATACAGATCAATTGCTTAGTGTTCGTCGTGTTGAAGATGAAGGAAACAATCTATGGGCTGTTTATAATCGCATACAAGAAAATTTAACACAGCCTAATATGTTAATAGATGAAAAAGGTAATTTAATTAGTGATATATCTAATCCGTTAGTTGACATTAGTATTAATCAAGGTTTATACGATCTTGTTGAAGCTTATGCATAGTTAAAAAACTATGTACAGGAAATTTGGTTATCTAAAAAATCGTTCGTATATTTACGTATATTAAAAAATTAAAAAATCAAGGTTATGTTAAACTTAAACAATTCAGAATTCTTAAATCAAGAACAAATCCGCAAAATCGCTCCAAGCGTATTTACAAAACAAGGTTCAGATACTACCTCAGAAAAGTATGCTCATATTCCCACTAATCGTATTATCGAAGATATGGAAACCTTGGGTTGGGGTGTTGTTGATGCTAAAGAGGTTAAAGCTCGTAGGCAAATAGGATACCAAAAACATTTGGTTGTATTTCGCAATAACGATATTGTTATCGAAGGTTCAGATAATGATACTGTTTATCCTCAAATCTTGTTAACCAATAGCCATGATGGTAAAAATGCTTTTACTTTCACAGCTGGTTTGTTTCGTATGGTTTGTGAAAATGGTTTGGTTATATCCAGCCAAGAATTCAACGATATGAAGATTCGTCACTATGGTTATGATTTTGAAACTCTTCAAAACACAATCAAAGAAATGGTTGAAAAATTGCCTTTGACAGTTGAATCGATGAACAAATTTAAGCAAACTGAGCTTGATCAAGAAGCTGCTTTGGATTTTGCTAAACGAGCTGTTGGATGTCGTTTTAGTGAAGAAGAAATTGAAAATGTTAAAATCAATTGGGAAGATTTGTTAACACCAACCCGCGTTGAAGATAAAGGAAACGATCTTTGGAGTGTGTTTAATGTAGTTCAAGAAAAATTAGTTCACGGTATGTTCAATTATACCTACGGTAATAAACACCGTAAAGCTCGTAAAATCAAAAACTTCAAACAAGATATGGTTTTGAACGAGAAATTGTATGATTTGGCTTTAGAATACGCTAACTAAACAAACAAGGGGCGGTTAACGCCGCCCCACAATTTTTATAATATGAACATTCAAAGAATTACACCCGAAGAAGCTCAACAATATATTAGTTGCAAAGACGATTTGTTAGGTTACCCTTCAGAATTTTATACTTTGACTCCTTCAATCGAACTGGGTTGGGAAGATGTTACATATTATACCGCTAGAAAGAAAAATATGGTTAATCGTGAAGGAGAAGGTAAATATTGGATTTACGTTTTATCTAACGATTCCGTGCCTAATATGATTAAAATTGGATACACGAAGCAATCGCCCGAAGAACGCGCAAATCAATTATCTGCTGCCACAGGTGTTGCTACTCCATTTAAAGTTGAATATGTTTTTAAATGCCATGAAGGTGAATTTTTAGAATCTGAGGTGCATAAACATTTAGATGCGTATCGTGTTAGTAACAATAGGGAGTTTTTTACTATTAGTGTAAAAGAAGCACAAGAAATTATTGAAGAACTTGGAAAAAAATACATTTAAAATTTGGAAAATTAAAAAATCGTTCGTATATTTACGTAAATAAAATGATAAAATGAAAAATATAACATTAAAAATAATACTTCTTTTACTAGACATATCATTAATATTGGTTGGTATCAATATTGGGTTTTGGATGATGAATCAAGCAAATACTATATTGTTTATTTTAGGTATAGCTGTAACAGTATTATCTATATTAGGGCCTATTGAAATAGCTTATCGTCGTTGGATTTCTAAAAAAATAAAAAAATAAAAATATGATTTACTTTTTAATCTTTTACGTTCTACCTGCTTTCCTTATGTGGAGGTACATTCACGTCAATTTCTCAAAAGGGGGAAGAGAGGAGGGTAAAGAAATACTACCTGTACTTTTGCTTTTTGTTTTCCTACCTGTAATTAATTTTTTTGGTAGTGTCTTTTTTTGGTTAACAGAATATCCAAAAAAACGTGCAGGTAGAAACATTGGAGTAGATAAATTCTTTAGAATCAAAAAATAAAATATTATGTCTAATACAAAAATGAGATTACTTAGAGCATTATCTGTACCGGCTATTATATTCTTACCTTACTTTGCAGGACAGTTTGTATGCTCACCAGGTGTACCTAAAATCATAGTGTGGATTGGGGGAGTATTTGTAGTAAGTGTTTCTGCGGGAGTTTTAGCTCTTGTAGTTGCAGTTTTGCATGATTTTTTTGAATGGATTTGGTATGGATCAAAAAAAAGATATTGATTATTAAAATTAAAAAATAAATAAAAATCAAAAATGAAAAGGTTTACGTATGTGCTAGCTCTCGCACTTTCTTTGAGCACTATTTTTTCAATGCAATCTTGTGAACGAATTAGTCCTACTGAGGCTGGTTTTAAGATTAGCAATTCAGGAAATTATCGCGGTATTGATAGTTTACCACTTTTAACAGGTTGGCAATTTTACACTCCCGGTTTTAATTACATTGTAACCATTCCTACAGTAATGCAACATGAAGTTTGGACTGATTCCAAAGAGGGTCAAGAGGGTATGAATGCAATTACAATCGCTTGTATGGGTGGTGCCGGTTTTAGGGTTGATGTTGGTCTAAACTACCACGTTGATGCAAATAAAGCTTCCCATATTTACCTTAAATGGAGGAATGATGATCTAAACCAGATTACAAACCAGTATATTAAGAATATTGTTCGTGGTTGTATGCAAGATGTTTCCGGTCATATTACAGTTGATAGTATTCTAACAAATCTACCGGCTTATGAACATGAAGTTGCATCTAATATAACTAAGAAACTAGGTGCTGATGGGTTTATTGTAGACGGTTTTAACATTACATCTCAACCACGTCCTACAGATGCTAACTTGGCTGCTTCAATCAACGCTAAGGTAAAAGCAAAACAGGATGCCGAAACCTCGGTTATGGAACTACAAAAATCAATTGCTGAAGCAAACAAGAAAATTGCTGATGCTCGTGGTGATAGCGCCTCTAAGGTAATCGAATCAGCTGGTGAAGCCGCAGCTATACGTTTGAAACAACAAGTGGTTACACCAACATATGTTGAGTATATCAAAGCTAGTTCTTGGGACGGTAAATTACCAAGTGTTATGACTGGTTCTGGTGGTACAATGTTGAATATAAGTACAAAATAATTGAATCGACTGGGTTAAAGGGCGGGTTCGACTCCCGCCCCGATTCCAAAAAACAAATATTATGAAAAAAATATATCATTTAGTAGACTCAAAACTCAAAATTAACGAATATGATTTTGAAGTAGAATCAATAAATTCAGATAGAACAATCTATAGGTTAAAAAGATCTGAAGTAAAAGAACAATGGACATTACCTGGAGAATTGTTATTAGAGATTGAAGATAATGGAAATGGTTTTGAACTTATAGTTTTTCAATTCCCTAATCAATACGATACATTTGCCGAATTATCAGTGTTAATGAATTGTATTAGAGCATTAGATACAGGTATTACTAATACTTTTGAACTTATTGAATCAAATCCAATAGCAACAAATTTATAAACTTTAAAAAATACAAATACAATGGGATTCTTATTATTTTTATTATTTTGGATTAGCGGAATGTGCGTTCAATATGTTAGGGTACACACTACCCATAAAGATTGGTTAGAACAAAGAAAAGAGATAGCTGATGATATAGAGCAACCTTTATTCCTGCCTTATATGGCTATTGCCCTTTCTTGGTTTGCTTTTCTAGCAATGACAATCAAACGCTTTTTAGACAAAACATTTATAAACAAAAAATAAACACATATTATGGCCGACACAATCAATGTTCAGAAATCAGATTTGATAAATCAACTTTTCTTTTTAAACGAAATAAAACAAGATCTTTGGGTATTTCATCCAAACAATCCCGAACAAATTAATGTTGTTCAAGAATATGAAGCTATAGTGGAAGAAATGAAATCTATAGAAGAAAAAATAGAAAGTTTGGAAAATTAAAAAAACATTTGTATATTTATCGCGGAAACAAGAAATTATATATATTTATATTAAACAATTAAAAATGCAATTAATATCATTACATACAAGCTGGCCTATAGAACGTAGAGATACGTTATCGCTAGGGTATTGCTTTAGTGCGAATATTAATGTGCAAGGCAAACCAATACCAAACCAGGATACAATGGAAAAAGGGTAAGATATAAATACCAAAACATTAGCTCCTGGTTCAAAAGATCAGGAGCTTTTTTAATTTACGGTGCCTAAGCTAATCTGGTGAAAGCGCTAGACTGAAAATCTAGAGAGATAGGGTCGAAACCTATAGGTACCACAAAAACATAAAAATGAAACGAAAACAGTAACGCCGCTCTGAAATACGAGTGGCATAATAGAAATAAAATGCGCTCGTAGCTCAATTGGTAGAGTAGCTGGCTTTTAACCAGCGGGTTGTAGGTTCGAACCCTACCGGGCGCACTTAAAAATATAACACAGACGCGTGTGTAGCTCAATTTGGTAGAGTGTCGGTCTCCAAAACCGAAGATGAGGGTTCGAGTCCCTACATGCGTGCAAGATTGCCTTCATAGTTCAATGGATTAGAACACTTGGCTACGGACCAAGAAATAGGAGTTCGAATCTCTTTGAAGGTACAAAAGGTCAAATGGCCGAGATGGCGTAGGCGTATGTCTGCAAAACATACCACAACAGTTCGAATCTGTTTTTGACCTCTTAAAAAAAATGTTTGGCTACCTAAAAAAACAGTCGTACATTTAAGTATAAGAAGATCTTTGACATATTGGGATTAATTCAATCGAGAGGTCGGGCAGATGGTTATACCCGCGTGCTTTGGGAGCACGATATCGCTGGTTCGAATCCAGTTCTCTCGACATAAAATGGGCTGGCATGTTCCAAGGCTTGGCGATTCTCCTTTGCACGGAGAGTGTGAAGAGTTCGATTCTCTTCTGGTCCACATTCAGTCCCTTAGCTCAACGGAAGAGCGCTTGTTTTACATGCAAGAGGCTGTGATATCGTAATTCACAGGGACTACTCATGGTTTATTAGTATACAATGTCAATCATAGGAACTAATATTGGAGTTATACCAATTAAAAAATATAACAAACGCAGATATCGTATAGCGGTTATTACTCTGGTCTTCCAAACCGGAGACGTCGGTTCGATTCCGACTATCTGCTCTTATAGTCCAATGATGTAACTGGCAACATGGCGTGTTTTGAGCTCGCTCTTCTAGGTTCGAATCCTGGTTGGACTACATTTGGAAGCATAGCCTAATTGGTAAGACAGCAGTCTTGAAAACTGCCGTGTCGGTGATGAATCGGCTTATAGGTTCGAGTCCTATTGCTTCCGCTAAAATAAACTAGACACTGTAAAAACCAGTGGTTGACTTAATAACTATAGGAGTAATTACCTATGTATGCGAACAGCAATTAATCCTGACAGCAATGTTTATTTTAATATGGGTCTTTAAGCTTTAAGGTGAAGCGCATGTTTGTGGAGCATGAGAACTCGGTTCAATACCGTGATGGACCCCAACAAGGAAAGTAAAGCAACGAGGTTGTTGCCACCACCTGCTAAGTGAGTGGATCATTAAATTGATTGTGTTTCGACTACACTGCTTTCCGCGAAATCCAATGTGTGCTGCTGCTAGCCGGAGACACAAAACAGAAGTGAAGGAACTGTTCCACATTTGGATTTTTATTGGAGATATAGTAGAATGGTTCAGCACACCTGTCTGATACGCAGGTAATCCAAGTTCGAGTCTTGGTATCTCCACTTATAAATTGGACTTGTAGCTCAGAGGCAGAGCAGGCGGCTGTTAACCGTCAGGTCGGTGATTTCGAAATTCCCCAAGTCCGCAAAATTGAGAGTAAGGTAACTATTGGTTGGTTATCAACGGCTGTAACCCGTCAGGCCCAGAAAGGGGGTAGGTTCGATTCCTACTACTCTCACCAAAATAAAAAAACTTCTTAAAAAGAGGTTGGCTTATAGAAATCTTGTTCGTATATTTAGGTATAAGAAAAAAGATAAGAAGCTCTTTGAAAATATTGAAACTGTGGTAATAAGTTGAGTTACTTCGTATGGCTTATATAAAATGAACTCACTTAAGCATTCCCGGTTAAAATCATTTAGGTGGTTAATTAGAAAGTTACTTCGCACGAATAGTTCAATGGTTGAACATTTTCATATCCAGAAAAAGTAACGGGTTCAATTCCCGTTTCATGCCCCAAAAAAACTTTCTTAAACATTCCCCTAAACTTATTTGATGAATAGTAAGGACCAGCGTTACTTCGCGTGCAAGGTGCACATTTAAATTTGGCTTTTAAAAATCGCGGTTCAATTCCGCCTGAAACGCTACCAATGTTCTTTCATCATTTTTTATGTTCCTGAGGACAAAATGGTTGAGTCGTCACCCTTTCAAGGTGAAGGAGCGGGATCGTTACCCGTCAGGAATACAACAAGGTCTATTAGTGAATTGGTATCATATCTCACTGTCTATGAGAAGTGCTCGGATCGTAACCGTGATAGACCGCCAACAAATGCTTCTATAGCTCAATGGTCAGAGCAGGACGCTTATATCGTCAAGGCTACAGGTTCGAGTCCTGTTAGAAGTACTAAAAACAAAAATAAAATGAAAAAAATAGTAATCTACAAAGATGTAGAAAATGTAAACGGTAAAAAAGAACGTCATATTCTTCGTTCAATCCAGCCTAGTTATGATTGGCAAGGATATGCGAAAAATAAAAACAGTATGATAGATTCTGAAGTTAGGAATTTAGCACGTGCTTTAGAACCTAGTTTTACAGGATTCTATGTAGCATAAAGATATTTGCTGTAGTAATAAGTTGAGTTACTTCGTCTGACTTTTTAATTCATAAATGAAAAAACAACTCACTTAAACTTTCTCAGTAAACTTATTTTAAAATTGTGGGATGCGTAGAAAATGGTTATCTCGTCAGTCTCATAAGCTGAAGTTCCCGGTTCAAGTCCGGGTCCCGCAACATAAGTCCTTGATCAGGAACCGAAGATATGGTCGGCCTCTTGTGTAAACAATGCACACTGCTACCATCTAAACCGTAGGTTAGCACAGTTCACAACTCTGGGGATATTTTAAAAGTTGTATTTGGACGCATAGTTTAGTTGGAAAAACACTTGCCTTGTAAGCATGAGTTCTCGGGTCGGTTCCGGGTGTGTCCTCCACGCATGGTTCTATCGTTCAATGGATTAGGACAATTGCCTTCTAAGCAATTTATGCTGGTTCGAATCCAGCTAGAACTACAACCCGCTCCGATGGTGTAATTGGCAGCCACGCTAGACTTAGGATCTAGTGTCGTAAGACGTAAGGGTTCGAGTCCCTTTTGGAGCACTTAACAAAATATTTGGCTAAGCAAAAAATTGGTCTTATATTTACGACATAATAAAGCAATTAAAAATTCTCTAACAATAAAAAATTAGTAGTAAAATGGCACGTTACAATTCAAAAGCAACAACAGTTACTCCAACAGTAACAAACCACCAAGGTGGAACAGGGTACAAATACGACCCAAAAACAGAATTAATCTCAATATTAGCAACAGGCTTGGATAACAAGTATTATGAAAAAGTAGGTGAACGTGAACAACGTTTGGCCAAAGTCATAGAAGAAGTAGCTAAAAAAGACAAACTATTTGCTGCAAAAGCTCTAGTGTATGCTCGTACCGTAATGGGACAAAGAACAGTAACACACTTTGGTGCTGTAGAATTAGCTAAAGTATTAGGAGGTGATTCTCTAGGTTCTCGTTTCTTTTCAAAGCGTGAACGTAAACAAAACAAAGGTGGTATTATCTTCCGTTTGGATGATATGCTTGAAATTGCTGCTTGTTATCAAGCACGTAATGAAGGTAAACCATTTTCAAATGCAATCAAGAAAGGTTTTAAATCCGCTCTTGAATCAGCAGATGAATATGAATTAGCTAAATATCAAGCTAAAAATCGCGATTTATCTTTAGTTGACATCGTTAACTTAGTACACCCAAAACCATCACCAAGAATGGCTCCAGTGTTTGCTAAATTGATGAAAGGTGAACTTAAACAGTTTAATACTGTAGAAGATAAAAATACTAAAGCTGGTCAAGAAGTTGCTGCTAAAGTAAAAGAAGGTAAAATTACTAAAGAAGAAGCAGCAGTTGAATTAGCGCAAGCTAAAGAAGACAACTATGCCGAATTGATTAAAACACGTAAAATCGGTTATTTAGCTTTATTACGTAATTTACGCAATATTCTAAAAACAGGTGCCGATAAAGAAATTATAAACGGTGCTTGTGAACTATTAACTGATCAAAAGTTAATTAAACAATCTTTAGTGTTTCCACACCAAATAGATTTAGCATTAGAAATAATGTTGGATGAATTTGGTTCAAGTAAAGTTAAACCATTTGTTAAAGCATTAAACACCGCTTACGAACTAGCGATACCAAACCTAACAGAATTATTTCCAAATGGCCGCACAGCGGTTGTATTTGACAGTTCAGGTTCAATGTCAACATCTATTAGTTTAGCTAATAAAAATAATGGTTCAGAATCAGCCATTTCAAAAGCAGCATTAATTGCCGCTACTTTAGCTAAAGGTATTGAAGCCGATGTTTATCACTTTGCTGATCGTTGTGATGAAATCAAGTTTAACCCACTTGATACAGTTAACACACTTAAGAATCAATTTTTAAATAAACAAGGTTCAGTTGGTTATGGTACTGCCTTTGCCAGTATTATGAAAAAATTAGGTGATCAATATGACCGTGTGTTTGTAATATCGGATATGCAAGGTAGTGATTATCTTGAAAGAGCTAATTACAAAAATCTTCACATATATTCAATCGATATTGCCGGTTATGGTACAACAATGTTCAAACCAGGAAACAAAGTTTATTCATTGTTTGGTTATTCTGCCGATATTTATGAATTGATAAAGAAAGTGGAAATCGATCCAAAAGCGTTAATCGCCGAAATCGAAGCAATAGAAATTTAAAATTTTCCAATAAAGTAAAATGACTGGGTGTTTCTACACCCGGTTTTTATTTAAAGTTCTTTGAAATATTATACTATAGTAAGGGTTTGTGAGGTACTTCGTATTTATAAACTAGCTTAGAAATAAGCATTTTAATTATACACATATCAGATAAAAACCTCGTACTAGGTGCCTCTTGAAAATAACCAACAACAAGAGCAAATAAGTACAAACTCACCCCAGTAATCTTAGTATATTTTTTTTTTGCCTGGGTGTCGTAAAGGTAGCCGAGGTGGACTTAAAATCCACTGAACTGTAAGGTTCGTGCGGGTTCGATTCCCGCTCCAGGTACTATGAAAAAAGCAATTTATCTAGACGACGTCAGAACACCAATCAATGGTGATGTTGAATGGATTGTGGTTAGAAATTATAATGAATTTGTATCTAAAGTTCAAGAAATTGGATTGGAAAATATTGATGTAATTTCTTTAGATCATGATCTTGGGGATAGTGCTATGAATGAATATTTTAAAAATGTTGCTCCTAATTATACTTTGGATTACAATAATATTACCGAAAAAACGGGATATGATTGTGCAAAATGGTTAGTTGAATATTTTTATATAAAAAATCCTAATTGGAAATATAAAAGTAGAGATGTTAAACAAGGAAGTCTATTTCGATTTCCAAAAGTATTTACCCATTCAGCTAATCCTATAGGTTCAGCTAATATTATGGGTTATATAAATAATTTTTTAATGAATGAAGTTCAAAGCCAAACCTGTGTAAGAGTTCAAATTCAACACACAATTTAAAAATTTATGAAATGAAACAGTTTAAAACATTAAGCGCTCATAGAAAAGTCGACTTAATACCATACATAAGAGAATATGTTGCTAATCATCCAGAAACAGAAGTTTTAATTGGTTGTGACTCTCAAAACAGAAAAAAAGAAACTGTTTATGCTATTGTGGTAGGTTTATATACACCTGGAAAAGGCGCTCACGTTTTGTATTCTAAATTTTTTATTCAACGTGAACGAGATAACGTAGTTCGTTTATTAAACGAAGTATGGAATTCTGTTGAAACCGCAGAACAAATTAAAAATGAAATAGGAATAAAAGCAACTTGGATTGATATTGACTTAAACCCAGATCCAAAATATCGTTCAAACCAAGCACTGGCGAGTGCAGTTGGTGTTGTAACAGGTATGGGTTATAATGTAAGACATAAAGGTAATTCACCTGTTATGACTTATGCAGCAGATCATCTTGTTAAATAACGGGGTCGACCGGTTTTGACAGCAATTGAAGTAGAGAAAGATGATGCAGGCAGTGTTAGTATTGGAAACACTTAAATAACCTATACAAACAATAAACGCAAACGTAGAATTATCTACTTGGACAATCGAAGATGCTTTGGCATTTGTAGATGGTGAATTCGCACTAGCTGCCTAGTTCACCCAGGGGCTTCACACACGCGCCTTGCAACAGAAGTGTATTTAAAAAGGAACTAAGAGGCTTACCTTTTCAAAAAAGAGTACTCGGTAGGTTTTCAGTCCCAATCGTCCGAGAAGCGGAACTGGTATTTTGTCTAGTTAGAAAACGAGACTAAGCCTGTGAATGAGTCGATTTAGACTTATTGTTTGGACGGGAGTTCGACTCTCCCCGACTCCACAAATTAACACCAACATTTCTGTTGGTGTTTTTTTATCTTTATTATATATTTATATATATGGACATCAATAAAATTTTCAATTTATTTGACGAAAACAACGATTTAAAAAATGAGGACATACAGATCATTAACTTGTATGAGCAGCCGTTGTTTTGGGTTGGTATGTTTGAAAAATTGATAAGAAATAATGGTATATTCAAAAAACAACTTTCAAGTTTTTTACAAGAATATGATCCTGAATACAGTAATGAGGTTATGAAAGAAACAGGTGATCATTTAGTATTCAACAGAGCCTGGATATTTATTAAGCAAATAAATTTAGAAGAAGAATTACATCAAACCGCAATTAAAGCCAGGGCAAAACACCCTTATTTATCCTCAGCATTAGAAAAAGCATTGGAACATTTTATAATGCTTGAAGAATATGAAAAATGTGCTCATCTTAAAAAAATACAAGAATTTATAAAAACAAATTTGGAAGCCTAAAATACCTTTATTAACTTCGGAGACGGGGGTTAAGGGGAAAAGGGGGGAATGAGAGATGGGGGATGAGACGGGTGATGAGACCGTGGGTATAACAGTTAAAACAATAAAATATATAATATGGTAAATCGTGAAATTATTAGACGTAAATTAGAGAAAGTTGAGTCTAATTTAACAAAATTAGATTTCATTTTGAAACGTACAGGTAATTTAGAAGAATTCCTTAATACAACCTCTGAAATGAAAGAATTAGTGAAAGAATTAAAAGCATATATTGAGTATGAACCTCGTAGTGCTAATGAAATAAATTCATCTGCTCGATAAAATCAAAATAAAAGTTATGAATATTACTGCTGAACAAATTCAAGAAAATTGGGAAAAGTTAATGTTGATGATTGATCAATTTATTACATTCCCACGTAAAGAAAATCTGGTTGCTTTCTATGAAAAATACCAAAGTCGTTTAATGATGATGCCTGCATCACATAAAAAGGAATACCATAATGCTTTCCCTGGAGGGTATGTTGATCATGTTCTGAGAGTAATGGAATGTGCTATTCGTTTACATAAAGTATGGGAAGATATGGGTGTTGATACTAGTACCTATACATTTGAAGAATTGATATTTTCCGCTTTAAATCATGATCTGGGTAAATTAGGTAGTGAAACAGAAGATGCTTTCATACCTCAGACCGACCAATGGAGAAAGGATAAATTAGGTGAAGATTATATGTTTAATAATAGTATCCCTTTTGCATCTGTTCCCGATCGTGGTTTATTTTTCCTTCATTCTAATAACATCCAGTACACATTTAATGAAATGGTTGCTATTCAGACTCATGATGGTTTATATGATGAAGCCAATAAGAAATATCTTATGGGTTACCTCCCAGAACAAAAACCACGTACAGCCCTACCTCTTATATTACACCAAGCTGATTTAATGGCTGCTCGAATTGAATTTGAAAAAGAATGGTTACCTAAATTCCAGAAAAATTTGGAAGAACCAAAGAAGAATTTTACCTTGTCAGGAAATAAACCCAACACTAAATCTCCCAATGCTCAAAAAAATAAAGCATTAAGTAATATTAAGTCGGAGGGATTAAAAAATCTATTAAATAATATATGACAACAGTAATAATTGTAATTTTATCGATAATGGTTGTTGTACTTGGGTACACAACCTTTAATCTTCTACGAAAAAACGAAAAACAAGAAGACATCTTGATGGGTTATATGACCTATCTAAACAAATTCTCAGAAATAATAGCATATTCAGATAAGAAACTAAAAGAAATAGATGCTAAAGGTTCATTTGAAAGCGATGATGAGGTTGGTTTCTTCTTCCAATCGTTGAAAGCTATACAAGAAATATTAAATACTTTCAACGTTAAGAATTTATAGAATGGATACAAAAGTAAAGAAAAGAAAGAAAAAAAATTCTAATGTGTATTTTACACAGGAAACAGAAAATGCTATTGTAGCCTATAATTCTACAAATGATCCTATTGAACGTAATAGATTATATAATGATGAAATACATCATGCCTTTTTCAAATTAACCGAAAATATTATTCATACCTTTAAATTTTATTATACTGAGGTAGATAATATTGAGGATTTACAACATGAGGTAATTACGTTTTTACTATCAAAGATACATTTGTTTGATCCAAGCAAAGGAGCCAAAGCATTTTCATATTTTGGAACAATAGCAAAACGCTATTTAATTCTATCAAACCAGAAAAACTATAAAAAACGTGTTGAAACATCATCTATTACCTCAATTGAAGAAGATGAAAAATTTTCATATCAATTAGATGATTCAAAATCTACATTTGAAACAAATTTATCACGTTTTGTAGACGAATATGTAAATCATTGTACTAATAATATATTTGATTTATTTCCAAAAGAATCAGATGCTCAAGTAGCCGACGCTATTTTGGAATTATTTCGCAAAAGGGAAAGTCTAGATGTATTTAACAAAAAAGCACTTTATATATACATTCGTGAAATGATAGATGTTAAAACACCTAAAATTACCAAAGTAGCCGATAAATTATATGGTATATTTAAAGAAAAATATGTTTTTTATTTAGAACAAGGATATACAAATTTTTAGGTACAATATTTATAGTCAAAAATAAAACGTATGAATTCGTTAGAAAACGTAGTTTTTGGCAAGAAAACATTTAGTTCTATATTAGAAGAGATATATGACAATCAAAAGAAAAAAGATAAACAAATATCTGCTTTAATATCTGAACTTAAACCGTTGATTGAAAGTATAGGTGACGCCACTTTAATAGTTCCGCTTATCAAAGAATACTTAGAAATAAGTGTTAAAAATGACGAGCAACTTATTAAAATGGCCACCATTATCCAACGTGCTTTAAACTCCTCATCATCTTCGGAAGATGGTGGTTTAGGCATATCGGATGAAGAAAAAGCTCAATTACTTGCTGAAATAGATAAAATACACGAGGAGAATAAAAATGGCAACTAAATACGGGTTTGAAGCCTTTAATAACATAATACAGAACCAAGAAATAACATCTCAGGTATTGGCTGGTTTTCAACCAACAATAACATCTGTTCGTGTTAAAAGTATTGTATTAGATGCTTCCCATCCTAGATTTAAAGAATTAGGTGAATGGAATGCTTTGGGTGTTATTGAATATCAATCTATAATAAATCCCCAAGAGTCTACTACCTATCCTATAGCTTATTCCCTTATTCCTAATAATAAAACATTACCCTTAGTAAACGAGATTGTTTTTTTATTAGTTTTACCTGATACTAGTATAGGAGAATTACCATCGCCCACAAAATCATATTATTTTACCTCAATTTCATTATGGAATCATCCCCACCATAATGCCTATCCTTTTGATTCAAATAAATTACCTTCTCCTCAACAAAAAGATTATACCCAAACTCAATTAGGTAGTGTTAGACGTGTAACTGATGGTTCTACTGAAATTTATTTAGGTTATACTTTTAAAGAACGTTCAAATATTCATCCACTTTTACCTTTTGAAGGTGATGTTATTCAAGAAGGTAGATGGGGTAACAGTATAAGATTTGGTTCAACGGTTCAAAATACTCCAAACAACTGGTCAAGTACTGGAACCAATGGTGATCCTATCACTATTATAAGAAATGGTCAACGTGTAGATGCAAATAGTGAAGGTTGGGTACCTATTACTGAAGATATAAATCAAGACTTATCTTCAATATATGCTACCTCAACTCAACAAATACCATTAAATGCGGCTTCTACAAATTATACTAGTTATAAAACAGCACCTACTACCCCAAACCAATATTCAGGAAATCAAGTAATTATAAATTCTGGTCGTTTAGTATTTAACAGTAGTGCAGATCATATTTTACTTAGTTCAACTAAAACCATTAACTTAAACGCTGTATCTTCTGTAAATATTGATACTCCTACCACTATAATTCAATCAAATGAGGTATATTTGGGATCAAAAGATGCTACTGAACCTGTATTATTAGGTGATTCAACTGTTAACTTATTACATACTTTAGTTCAAAATTTAAAAGCATTTACTGATATTTGCAGTACAGTTGTAGGAACAGCTCCTGGAGTACCATTAGGTCCTTTAAACGCTGCTGCCTCTCAATTATCAGTTACATTAGCTCAATTAGATATAAATTTAGATAGTACAAAATCAAAATACGTTAAAACAGCATAATGGCAACACCTCAACAAATAGATGCTCAACGAGCTCAAGAAACAGCTCAACGTTTATCATCCCAATTAAGAATTGTGGGTGTTAACGCTACAGCTATTCAAAATGCAACTCCGGGAGAACAACAACCTCAAGGAAGTGCTAAGTTAAGTGTTACTATAACTAATTTAGGTAAAAAAATTATAGTTGGACTTATACCTATCGCTATTGATATGGTCAAACAATTTATTACGGAAATAGTAGAAAATGAAATAACTAAAGCAAAAGAAAAAGCAATAGCAGAACAACAAAAAATTCAAGACCAAATTAATACTTTAGAGGCTAAACGAAAAAGTGGTACTAAAGGATTAGATGTACAAATAGGTACATTAATTGCTAAAAAAGAAGCAATACCTGTAGCTACACAAGCTATCGAAGATAATTTACGTGCTCAAATAATAAATTTTGGATCTTTTTCATTTGCTGAACTTCCTAAACAAATACCTCCTATATTAAAAACAGTATTTGCTAGTGGTTGTCCTAATCCAAATAGTCCTACTATTAAAAAAATTATTACAATTAGGAATGGTTTAGTAGTATCATTAAATTCAATAGGTAATCAATTAAATACTTTAACTATAGCTATTACTGGTTTATCTTCATTTTTAGCTATATCTGAAACTGTTATATCAGCTTTAGATATTGCTAAAGCACTAATATCAGCAGGATCGAAACTAATACCCTCACCCCCGGGTGTTCCTGGAGCTGTTACTTCTAAATTGGCTGATTTAGAAGATACCATAATTAAACTATTATTTGATGATTTAGGACAGCCTAGATTACCTATAATAGCCGGTTCTATTGCTTCTTCAGCTTTATCCATTTCTATAGTAAATGGGTATATACAACAAATAGTAGCTATACTTGAAGCAATAGATTTAAAATTACAACAATGTGCTCCTGATTTAACTAGTCCTACATCTTTACCTGGATTAGTATCTATAAGTTCCGATTTAGTACAAATAGCATTATTACAAACCAAAGCACAACAAACACAAAATCAAGTAACATATAAAGGATTTGTAATTGAAATCGAAACAGTACCATATACTCCAACCGTAAATCGTCATAGAGCTGTAGGTAAAAATCAAAGTGGTATAGTTTTAGTTGAAACCGAATTATCTTTTACAACAGAATTTCAATTACTTATAAATGAACTTAAACTAATTATTGACGCAAACAATTTAAAAGCTTATTAATTTTAATATTTATAATACGATGGACACAAAACAATTTAAAAAAATCATCAAAGAAGCGGTAAAAGAAGTATTTCAAGAAGAAATGCGTGAAATATTGCTAGAAGCTGTAAAAGCACCTAAAGCAACTATTGTTACTGAAAGTACTAACACCAGTGGTAATAATAGTATGTTACAAACAGGTACATCAACCAAAACATTAACCGCGGCTGAACGTAAAGCAATGTTTGGTGGAATGCTTGAAGAAATGCAAAATGGAACTTTATCAGCAACAAGCAACAATATACCTTTTAGACCCGTACCTGGTAGAGACACCACAAGTGGCGCTTTACCTCCAGGCGAAGTTGATTTTAGTCAAATAATGGGATTAATGAGTAAATAATGGCATTCGGAGCGAAAAAAATATTTCCAATAGATACTAAACCGGGAACTGCGGTTGGAGTATCTATTCCTTTTAATGCCCCTGCTGTATTTTATTCAACATATTTTACTAAGGATGCTATTAGAAATAATTTATTGAATTTTTTTCTAACTAATCAACCTGAAAGATATTTAAATCCAACATTTGGTGCTAATTTAAGAGCATTCATATTCCAACAAATTACTGATGGTAATTTAGAGGGATTAAAAGAAAATGTACAATCGCAACTAGCAACTTATTTTCCAAATGTTATAGTAGCATCCTTGGATATTTTACAAGACCCTGATGATAATACTATTACTATGGTTTTAAAATATAATATAGCAGATACCGGTATAACAGATCAATTACAAATTTCATTTCAATAATGGCTACTACTAATACAGCAAAAAACATAACCTATATAAATAAAGACTTTACCGAGTTAAGGGCAAGTTTGATAGATTATGCTAAAACATATTTTCCAACAACTTACAATGACTTTACACCAGCTTCACCTGGTATGATGTTTATTGAAATGGCAGCTTATGTAGGTGATATCTTATCATTTTATTTAGATAATCAATTCCAGGAAAACTATTTACAATATGCTCGCCAAACAAATAATTTATTTGAATTGGCTTATATGTTTGGTTATAGACCAAATGTAACTCAAGTAGCGACTACTGAAATTACTTTTTATCAACAAGTACCTGCTATTTTATCGGGCTCAGTTTATGTTCCCGATTATAGTTATGCTTTATTTATCCCAGCAAATACAACTGTAAGTTCAACTTTAACTAATATACCAACATTTTTAGTAGAAGATCCTGTTGATTTTACTGTTTCATCTTCACAAGATCCTACAGTAGCAACAGTATATACTGTATCTGGTGGTAATCCCACATATTATTTATTAACTAAAACTAGAAAATCAATATCGGCTACTATTAATACTACAACATTTAGTTTTGGAGCTCCGGTTCAATTTTCGACAGTTAATATAAATTCTCCTCAAATCATTGATATATTAGATATATTCGATTCTAATGGTAACCAATGGTATGAAGTAGATTATTTAGGACAAGAAATGGTTTATACACCTATTAAAAACACAAATCCTAATGATCCTAATTATTATAAAGACCAAGGTAATGCCCCTTATCTTTTAAAATTAGAAAAACAACAACGCAGATTTGCAACTAAATTTATAAACTCAGGATCACTACAAATCCAGTTTGGTGCTGGTATAGCAAATGATACTGATGAAAATATAACCCCTAATCCAAATAATGTTGGTATAGGTTTACCTTTTGAAAAAACAAAATTAACTACAGCTTATTCACCTTCAAATTTCCTATTTACAGGAACTTATGGTATTGCTCCTTCAAATACAACTTTAACAGTTAGATATTTGACAGGAGGTGGTGTTGCCTCAAATGTTCAATCTAATGTTTTAAATACATTAAATACTAATCCTACATTTTTAAACGCCAATTTAAATCTAACTACAGCCAACGCTGTTTTTAATTCATTAGCCGTTACAAATTTAATAGCTGCTGATGGTGGTGGTGATGGAGATACAGTAGACGAAATTAGACAAAATGCAATGGCTAATTTTGCCTCTCAATTACGTAATGTAACCCAAGACGATTATTTAGTAAGAGCATTATCTATGCCAGCCAAATATGGTGTTGTAGCTAAAGCATATATTGAATCTACAAAACGCACTTTAGTATCTGAAGGTGAATCTAATTCAGTTTTAGATTTATATATCTTAAGTTATGATGCTAATAAAAATTTACAAACAGCATCTAATGCTTTAAAACAAAACCTAACAACATATTTAAGCCAATACAGAATGATTGGTGATGCTGTTAATATTAAAGATGGTTTTGTTATTAATATTGGTGTAAATTTTGAAATAATAGTATTACCTAATTACAACAATAATGACGTTTTAATTAGATGTATAGCGGCTTTACAAACATATTTTTCAATAGATCAATGGTCTATTAATCAACCTATTTTATTGAGAGATTTATATGTTTTATTAGATCAAATACAAGGAGTTCAAACAGTAAAAAACATAACAATAACAAATTTAGTTGGAACTAATTTAGGATATAGCCCATATGCTTATGATATTAACGCGGCTACTTCAAACGAGGTAATCTATCCTTCACTTGATCCTTCTATCTTTGAAGTTAAATATTTAAATCAAGATATTCAAGGTAAAGTAGTACCATTATAATATTAACCCATGGCAGTATATAAAATATTCCCTACCAAAGACGCAACAATATATTCTCTATTTCCTAACATGAATACGGGATTAGATGAAATAATTGAATCAACCCAAACCCAAATTAGCACAGCTAATGATGGTAATCCTCAAGTTAGTCGTTTTTTAGTACAATTTGATCAAAGTGAAATAGATGATGTTCTACATAATAAAATAGGAATTAGTAGTTCTGCTCAATTATTGAATACATCTTCATGGACAGCTAATCTACAATGCTTTGTTGCTACAGCCACTGGTTTAGCACTAAACACAACTTTATACCTATACCCAGCTTATGGTAATTGGGGAATGGGAACAGGACACTATTTAGATGAACCTGAAATAACAGATGGTACTAGTTGGATTTGGTTAGATTATTCTGGTTCTACAGCATGGTTAACTAATAGTTATCCTACTTGTGTAACTGGTTCTTATAATACAAATTTTGCTTATGCGGGTGGAGGTAATTGGTGGACAGGTTCAACAGTTTCTTGGTTTAATTCTGATACTTATCCTATTACTCAATCTCAAACATTTGATTATTTTAGCGATAAGGATATAAATATGGATATATCCAATATTGTTAGAGCATGGTATACTGGTTCTATTTCATCAGATGGTGTTATAATAAAATTATCAGATGCAACTGAGTGGGTTAACAATATTAATGTTCAACCTGAATTAAAATTCTTTAGTAGAGATACTCACACTATTTATCCTCCTCAACTTCAATTTAGTTGGATAGATTATTCATATAATACTGGTTCACTTACCGTTTTAAATCAACTACCTGCAACAGTAGTATTGGCTGAAAACCCTGGTTTCTTTTATTCTAGTAGTATTAATCAATTTAGAGTAAATGCTAGACCTCAATATCCTGCTCAAACATGGCAAACAGCTTCTGTTTATACTCAAAATTATGCTTTACCTTCTACTTCATATTATGCTATCAAAGATTTAGATACTAATGAGTATGTAATTAATTTTGATACTAAATTTACACAATTAAGTTGTGATGCTACAGGTAGTTATTTTACTTTATATATGAATGGTTTAGAACCTGAAAGATATTATACAATATTAATTCAAACAACTATAGCAGGAACAACAATAGTATATAACGATCAATATTCATTTAAAGTCATTAACGGATAATGTCAGACCAAATAGTATTAGTAAAACCTTCGTTTAATAAAAACTCTTACGAGCAAGTAATTAACACTCAATTTACACAATTAGTACAACCTGTTACTTCTAGTGTAGTGACCCCTACTATTTCTGTTCAACAATTTTTTGAATATTATCAACAATTGTTTTATATCATCCCTAAACTTGGAGATATTAATTCTCATCAGTACCTTGCTCAGACAAGTTTGGATTATATAGGAGCAAACACAACAACCGATGACCTAACACAATCTTTACTTACAGAAATAAATGATTTAAGACAAGAAAATTTAGGTTTACAACAACAAATATTAAACATCACAACCTCATCTTCAATCGCTTAATATAGATGGCAGAAATAGTAAACATACAACAACTAAATCCTACTACTTTTGAATTACAAGAGTATTCTGTCCAAGATATTAGTCTTATTCCTATAACTGATACTTTTGATACTTTTGACCCTACTGTAGATCATATCGAATATTTTATATTTGATTTAAATGGTAATACTTTATATTCAAATGTAGTTGGTTATCCTAATTTTAGTTTAATTAACAACAATGTTGTAATTGATCCTGAAAATGATTTAAAATCTCAAGGATATACTGAAGGTAATTATAATACATTATATAATTTCCTGAAAAATAGAGTATCATCTTCTCCTACATTTAAATATTATATACAACAAATTAGCACTGATAGAACTGAGGTTAGATTAAATACTACTTCTATTTCTAATGCTAATGTTATAGCTGGTGCTACTGATTTTATAAACTATAGAGCTAGTAGTAGTGTATTTATAGATTTTTATCTTGATTTTGGAAACAACAATTTAGTAATAGCTAATAACATTTTACTAGATACTACTAATCCAGACAATGCTACTGTATTAATTAAATTATATGAACCTTTACCTGCTCAATTTGATACAAATTCTCAATGTTGGGTAGTAGAAACAATCGCTGTACCTCGCGCGTATAATATTAATATAACTCAAACATTCGATGTTTTAAGCAACAATATACCTTTAAAAGGGCCTAATTTAAATATAGCCGTTAAAGATCAAATTAACAATTCAACTCCTTTTTACAGTTACAATCAATTAACATCAAATAATTCTTCTTTAGGTACAGGAAGTTTACAATACCAAATTAACAGTATATTGGCTGAAAAAGGTATTGAAATTAACATTGACTATTCTGACTATTCTCAATTTGTGTTTTTTGCTTCCTCACAAACACAATTAGAAAATTTCTATTATAAATTATCTTTACTTGAACAATACCAATACAGTGCAAGTATAGCAGGTCCAAGCACCATAAATCCCTATATTTCATCAAGTAATAACGTTTGGTTAGATCAAATAAATGCTATTATGACTGGATTTAGTGGATATGAATATTACCTATACTACAATTCAGGTAGTACATCTTGGCCTAAAACAAACTCAACTTATCCCTATACCAATGCTGGATCTAATTCAGTTGCTGGTTTAGCATTTTTAACTTCTCAATCTATTGTTGCTGAAAATTATGATTCTCAAAACAATAATCGTTTAATAAATGCTATTCCTTCATATTTAACCTCTGATCCTTCAAACGACCAATATATGTTGTTTGTGGATATGGTTGGTCAAAATTTTGATAGTGTATGGGTTTATTTGAAAGATGTTACAAATAAATTTGATGCAGACAACCGTTTAAATTATGGTGTATCTAAAGATTTAATAGCCGAAATTTTAAGAGATTTAGGTGTTAAAATTTACCAAAATAATTTTTCAGTAAACGATTTATACTCTGCTTTCTTAGGTATTACACCTTCAGGTAGTTTATATAATTTACCTTATACAACAGGTTCTTTACCTACTCCTCAAGGTTATGAATACATAAACAATTATGTAACAGCTTCTGCAACAGGCTCTTTAATGCCTACCTATGACATTAATGCTGAAACATACAAACGTATTTACAACAATTTACCTTACCTACTTAAGAAAAAAGGTACAGTTGAAGGTTTAAGAGCATTGATTACTTTATATGGTGTTCCTGATACTATTTTACGTATAAACGAATTTGGTGGTAAAGATAAAAATCCAAATACATGGGATAATTGGCAATACGAATACAATTATGCTTTAGTAAACAATAACCCAAGTTATAGTAATTCAGCTGTTGTAACTCCATGGCAATTAGATCCCAATTGGAATACTAGTGCTATATATAATAGACCTCAAACCATAGAATTTAGATTTAAACCTACAAGTTTACAATATGGTATTTCTAATCCAAGTCAAAGCCTATGGGTTCTAGATAATGGAAATAGTCCTGAAGCTCTATTAGCTATACTTTATACAGGTTCAGGATACACAAGTGGTTCCTATAATGGTTCTATTCCTGATCCTTATAATCAATATGCAAATTTAGTTTTTTATATTGATAATACAACCACAAACACAGCAAGTGTTTATTTACCATTTTATAATGGTGATTGGTGGTCTGTTGCTGTAACTACAACAGATGGTATTACCTATAATCTATATGCTGGTAATAGCCAATATGATGGATTTGATGGAAATATTTTAGGATATTTTGCTTCATCTTCCGTTACATTAGGTGGTATAGCTTCCTCTTGGACTACAGCAACAACATCATCTTTTCTTCCAGGAAATGGATATGTTGCTCGTGGATATTCATATAGTGGATTTTCTGGTTCTTTACAAGAAATCAGATATTACAACACAGCTTTAAATCCCTTATCTTTCCAAGACTATATAATGAATTCAGATTCAATAGAGGGAAATGGAATAGATGGGGGTGCAAGTCAAATTGCTTTTAGAGCTGCTTTAGGTGGTGAATTATATACTGGTTCAAAATCAATTCATCCTTATATAACTGGATCTTGGGTTCCAACCCAATCTTTTAGTAATGGTAATAGCAATTTTACTGTTACAAATAGTATATTTGTTCCAAATGTAGAAACTCATTTTTATACCCAAGTACCAGCAGGCATTCAAAATGCTATATCTGATAAAATTCAAAACAAAAATATAGTATTACCTTTTACAAGCAGTAATACAAATTATACAAATATTCCTAACAATAATGTTTTATCTCCATTTATCTCAATACAACAAAATGTAGTAGCAAGTAGTTCTTATACCGCTAATGTTGATTATGTTGAGGTAGCTTTTTCACCACAAAATGAAATAAATGAAGATATAAACGATTCACTTGGATATTTTAATATAGGTGAATTTATAGGTGATCCTAGAGAAATACCTTCACGTAATACTCACTATCCAGAACTAGATGCTCTAAGAGATTATTATTTTGAAAAATACACAAGTAATTATAATATCTGGGATTATATAAGACTTATCAAATATTTTGATAACTCTTTATTTAAAATGATCCAAGATTGGGTTCCTGCTCACACTGACCTAGCATCCGGTGTTGTTATAAAACAACATTTACTTGAAAGAAATAGATACCCTTCACCTTTAGTTAACATTCAAACTACCCAATCATATTATGGTAGTGGTAGCAATCCTGGAATATATTGGGATTCACCAAATACTTTTGAAGATATTACAATTACTGCCTCTATTAGAACCATTCCTGGTATTTTAGATGGACAAAGAATATTTACTTCATCTACTCAATACGAATCTTTTCCAATAGAATTAGTAAGTGGTAGTTCTGGAGGTGTAATGCCTGAATTTAATGGTACAGCTTCAACCAATTTATATTCTAATATAGTACAGGTTTGGACAGGTTCTACTCCAAGTTTACTTGGACCTGTAGGATTTGTTGAATCATACCAATATGAATTTTTCAATGGTGAATTAAGTGGTTCTATAATAACTGTAGATAATGGAAATTTAACAGACCCAGCAAATAGAATTTATTTAAACGCTAGTACAGCTGAAACACCTTATGAAATTATATTTTACAAATCTACCAACTTAGGTGGATCAGGAAACGCACAAGCAATATTTTTAAATGCAAATACAGCACCAGGAAATGGTGAAATGTATATTTATTGGGATTCAGGCAGTTATTACAGTCCAATACCTTATTATAATCCTGCTAATGTTGCTAATGCTTATCACCCTTAAAATTTAAAAAATGGCAAATACACCATCATATACACAAGGAATTAAATACATTAAAATATCTAAAAAAGATGCTAATGGAAATGATCAAACAAATGAATTACAAAATTTAAATGATATTAGAGTATTATTTGGTGATATAATTTCTCCTGTTGATTATTTTGTAGCTTCGATAAATGAATATCCATCCTATTATTTATATGTTATTGCTCCAACAAATGTTACTTCATCTGTTGATGATGAAATTTTAAATTATCAAGTTTCTGCTAGTTCAAATACTTTAGATTCTTCTACTGGAAATATTATATCTTATTCTGTAGTATCTAATCCTACAAATTATTTTACAGCATCTTCGGGTTATTGGACTTTAGGAAATACACCAAATATTTCTCCTTTAAATATAACTTGTTCTATAAGCTTTAGTGTAATTCCTACAGGTTTTGGAAATTCATTTTTAGGAGGAGCTATTCTTGCTTCTCTTAATTTACACCAAATATCAAATGGAGTAGACACTATAATAAATTCTTCAACAGTAGGTATATCTTTAAACCCTTATCCTGGAGCAACTGCTGGACCTTATACTCTAAGTTTAAATTCAGCTTTATATCCTGTTGAAAATTCATCATATTATTTATCTTTTACTCCTACTCCTACTGGTTTAAATACATTTACTAGTTATTGTTACATATATAGTGTAAATAATTCCCAATTTCAAGTAACACAATCTATTGCTCCATATACCTCACCAGGCAATAACTTGGTAGTATTAGAACCTTATATTGATGGTCAATTTGAAGGAAGTGATGCTAATGTTTTACAAAACAATGTAATAACTAACCAAATAGATCCACTATACATGATGGTGGATTATAATAATAATTCTATAATTGCTGAAAACCAAGCCGCTATTTTAAATGGTTCAGCAACAAGAGCTCAAGTTCAGCCATGGAATTATACATACGCTTCTCAAATAAGTGGTAGATATATTGGTAGAGAACAAAACGCAATAGCTTACAACACATATACAAGTGCAAGTCAATTTGCAACTTCTTCTGCTTTTGGATTCTCTGGTTCTTGGCCTGGTGATACAACATCTCCCTCAGTAAATGGTAGTGTTGTTATTGAACAATTAGACAGTTGTATTTACGAAATAAATTGGGGAGGTGGAGGTTATCCTGAAAATTCAAATGGTGGTGGATTTAGTTTAAACAATATTCTTTTAGTAGGATCTAATAAAGATGATGTTACTGTAATATCACCGGATAATCCTTTATATTATGATACTATAACTAAAAATCTTCCTTATCTTTCTCAACTTTTAGTTAGACAATATAACCCAACTTCAAATTCTACATTAATTGCTACTTCACTTTATCCTGGTATTAGTTTAAATGATGCTGTTTATTGGATACCTTCTGATTATTCTGAAAATTCAGCATATACAGGCTATTTTTACCCAACAGGGTCTGGATCAATTGTTAATCAACCTCTTATCCAATTATATTCTACAGGAAGTACTGGAAATTATAATTTTATACCTCCCGGAACTAGAATTAATGGAGTACAACAAATAGTTCGTCCATATTATCCTATGGATCAAGCTATGATTACTATAAGTAGTAGTTTATCCCCTAGTAATCCGTGGTTTGCTAGTTTATATTATGGAAGCGGAATTATAGGAGCTTCAGGAAGTATACCTGGATTAGGAGAAATAGCTAGTGGAAGTTCTACATATCAGATAGGTTATCCTTTTGAAATAACTTCTATCTATTATGATCCTACTGTTATAGGTCCTAGTAGTCAATCAAAGGCATGGAATATTTTTATAAAAAATGCAAATCCTAATTTATTTACTAATTTATCATCTATTAATCCTATAGGAACTAATGGTACTACTGTTTATCAACTTGGTTTAATACTTACTAATGGGAATAACCCAAATACTTCTATTGTAGTTTATATACCTTCACCTCAAGGTGCATGGAATCAATTTAGTGGTATAGGAACAGGTTACATAACAACCCAATACCCAACAGAAACAATTCAACAGAACATAAATTATATTACTAAAAAATATGGTAATAATCCAAACCCTTAATTAAAAAATTAAATTCTTTATATATTTATAATAAAAATACACTAAAAA